GCTCTGTCACCGTGGGCAGATGAGCCGATGGACAGCGACGGTGACGACTACGACGATTGTGACGATGATGACTTGGAAGACGATGAGTGAGTTGGATAGGCGGGCACTGCGGTGCCTGCCAGTCGTATTCACTCTGACAGATGGCAGACTTCTGCGTTAGAATGCTGCCACCCTATCTATCGGAGTTACACCGAGCGATCTGTACCGCCTGACTGTGACAGGCACCGGGAGCCGGAGAGCAGCACGCTTGGACTCGTAATGGGACCGACACAGCGATCCCCATCAAGGAGGGCTTAGCCATGTTTACATAACTGATCTTCAGAGAAAGAGTGTGGCCTGACGAAAGGTCGGAGGGCCGAGAGTATCGTTGCAAATGGTCACTCCGGATATATCAGGCAAGGCATGGCCGGGGAAACCCGGCCTTGCTTTTTAAGTTTTCTACCGAGGAGAGTAACATGGCCAAGAAGCAGTTCTGGTTCAAAGATCTTGAAGAGGATACCGTGTTCGACGCAGTGTACCCTGAGACCTACCAGGCCAAGCCTGACCGGTTCACTCAGCTGTCACAGGCAGAAGGCAAGCGGCTGTACCGTGAGCAGATCACGGCTGCTCTCCGTAAGCGGCTGAAACCAAAGACGGATGTCTACACCCTGCAAACCCACTGCTCATCATCGGGCATGTCCCGACGGTACCGGGTGTTCATTGTGGAGGACAAAAAGATCGCTGACATCACCTGGCGAGTGGCCATCGTCACCGACCGCCAGATCAAAGATGGTGAAATCGTTGTCGGTGGTTACGGGTTCTGCGGTGGGTTTGACATCGTCAGTGACCTCGGCTACGCCCTGTGGCCCAAGGGCACCAAGAAACCACACGGCACACGCAACGGTCAGCCAGACACCTGTGGTGGTTACGCTCTGGACCATTGTAAGTTGTGACCAGAAGGCTGCTCTGCTGCGGCAGGGCAGTATTGTGTTCACATCACCCAAACAGGAGTGCATCATGATACCTGAAAAACTGAGGACCATGCAGGTCCGAGGGTACACTGGTGTCGTATTCAACGTCGTGTTCTCCGAGGCTGACTCTCAGAACGATGAACCCTACGTCAAGTTCTACGACTCTCGGTTTACTGAACCGGCTAGATGGCGAGAATTCGGCCAGCCAGTTACTTCGTACTACCTTTCCACCCTGATCAAATCCGACAATCACGATCGAGGCTTGTGCCTGGACGGAGGTATTGAGGCTTGGTCAATCGGAAGTGGTGCCCATCGCGACGTGGTCCACCGGGCGGTAGATGTTCTGGTTCATCTTTCGAAAGGAGGTACAGAGTAATGCTCTTTGCAGCCAAGTCATTCACAGACCCCATGATCGCACTGACCCACTGTAACTTGTGACCAGAAGGCTGCTCTGTTGCGGCAGGGCAGTATTGTGTTCACATCACCCAAACAAGGAGTATGATCCATGAAGACAGCACAGGATTACATCAATGAGCGGGATGCCGAGCTATCTATCCCGGAGAAGGTCCAGAAGATCAAGGATTGGGCCTCTGAGTTTTTTCAGGACACCGAGTGGGGCGGAAATGCTTTGGTGCCATATTCTGGGAAATCAGGAGTGTGGGTCAACCTGTCGTTCACTGACAAAGCAGTGACCTTCACAACACAGTGGGAAGTACAAGGCGGCGAGACGGGAGAAGACGAATACCTGCAGTATCTCACTTCGGTGGACCCTGTCGAGTTCTGCAACAAGGCAGAAGAGATGTTTGTTGGTGCTCTCAAGGCAACCATCAACCCCCAGATGGTCCGGAGGAACGCGTAATGCTCTTTGCAGCCAAGTCATTCACAGACCCCATGATCGCACTGGCACTCACCGTGATGTGTGGTGTCGGTGTTTGGGGTATCATCGACAGGGCTATGCAGCTCAGTGATGAGAGGAAACGTCGGAGGTTCAAAACCTCGGTGGACGCTGTTTACACAACTGTAAGAAGGAGACCAGCCGGTGATTCCAAGGCAAACAATCGATCGGATGAATACCTGGCATCTGGCGTGGAAAGGGATTGACGAACGAGGGCAGGAGGTCCACTGGTTCATACAGCGATTCGATAAGGATCGCATCTGGCGAGTCCGTGCATCATACCCAACACCGCAGGGTGTGGTCATCGGACAGGTGACACCGATCAGTAAGACAGATGGCTGGCGGCTGGTCGAGATCGCCAAGTGTTTCGACCGGTCCACTGTGTCGCCTGATACCTACCCTCCGGGGTTTGAAGGTGGATGGCGGAGGACCACGGAGGAGCCGGACCTGCCACCAACCTGGCCGATCGACCCCAACTGGTTCAATGGTGAGCTGCACGAGATCGAATGGACGCCGGAGCGTGAGTTCCTGCGGTCCCGTCTGACCTTCCTCTGCTCAGGGCACGAGGTGAAGGTTCACCGCAGCCACGTCGTGCAGCGTGACGGTGTGCCCTGGTTCCTGTTCCAGTGTGATCCCCTGATTCTTGAGGAGACCCCATGGCTCAAAGCGATAATCGACAAACAGAACGCAGCTGGTTGACACGGTGGGAGTCCACCATCAGGCAGCAGGAGAAGCTGGCAGCCGAAGTGACCCACATGTACCCCGGCTTCCGGTTCATCGGTACCGTCTACGCCCCGAAGAATGGCGAGATGGTGGGGCATTTTCATCTGGCTTCGATCGACGATCCCGAGGTGACTCTGATCGTGGAGCCGGGCAAAGTCTTTGCGGAGTATCTCGACGAGTGACAGTTAAACGGTCCACACTGTACGCCCGCCTTCGCAGAGGCTGGACGATGCGGCAGGCGGAGGGCAAAGATCCTCCGCCTGTCAAGCCACGGGGTAATCGTAAGACTAACCCCAACTCACTCCGGCAGCGAGCGATGGCTGCCGGAGTTCCTATCTCCACAGTGGAAGCCAGGGTCGCGAGTGGGATGACTCTTGACGAGGCTCTCACATGCGGCAAACCGAGCAAGCGAATGCTCACTGTGGACCGTATCGCCGGTATCATCCGGCGAAACCTGTTCGATGATGACGAGGAGTACACTCAAGTCTGTCGTGAGTGTGCAGTGGATATCCTATCCGAGAAGGAGTGAGTGATGACCATGGAGCAGATGGCACAGCGGATCCTGAAAGTCATGACCCCTCTGCAGATCCAGGAACTGGTGGACGGCAGGTTTGACCAGCTGACCATCGTGCCCATGGTCGTTCTCGGCCTTGATGAGAACAAAGCAATCCGAGTCCTTGAGAAGTGTAGGGAGATCTCCAATGGATGACTGGTACTCCTCGGAAGGGAACCCGGACCTCTGGGGCCTCGACTGCGAGTTCATCGAGATGGATAACCCCTCGTGCTGGCAGTCAGCAGACAAGTCCGATGAACAACGGAAGGAAATCTCCCGCAGGGCACTCGCCAGGGAAGCTGGTATGCGGTGTGACTTCTCTCAGAAGTTAGACCACACCTGCAGAGTCATCAACAGGGCCCTGCAGCGGTTGCCGCAGGAGCAATGGTGCCTCAGCTGGTCCGCAGGCAATGACTCGACAGCCCTGTCTCTCTTCCTCCGGAAGTACATGGGGTTGAAGATCACCCACGTCATGAGTAACACCCGTCTGGAGTATCCTGAGACGATCAGGAACATGCACAGATACAAGGCTGAACTGGAGGCAGACGGCGTACCTGTCATCATCGCTTATCCCGATAAGAGACCCCATGAAGTGTGGAAGGAAGACGGGATACCGTTGTACTCCAAAGAGTTGGCCAGCAAATTCCGGCAATGGATCTCCACGGGCAATGACAATCATCTGCGGAAGGTCCCCGAGTACCTTCATGAACCGTTTCGGAGATTGCGTGCCGCTGGGATCATGCTCACAGATAAATGCTGTGATGAGCTGAAGAAGAAACCTATGCGAAAGGTTCACAAGGCAATGGGTTTCAAGGGGTCATTCACTGGGGTTCGCGTCGATGAGTCATCCAGTCGAGGGTTGGCGTTTATCCAAAGAGGGTGTCTCTACAACAGCGTGAAGAATCGTCAGTGGATCTGTAACCCGATCGCACTCTGGCTGGAGCGAGACGTACAGAGGTGCCTTGATATCTATGGATTCAAACTGGAACAACCCGGTTCCGGTACAGGTCGCAGTGGTTGCGTTAATTGTGGTTTCGGTTGCCATATTGAACAGGCAAGAGGCAGAGAGAACAGCCTGCAGGTACTGCATCGAAACAACATCACGATGTGGAACCGGACTATGAAGGAGTGGGGCTTCGAGGAAGCCTGTGTGATCGCCGGAATAAAAACTACTCCCGAGTCCGCTTAGCGTAGTCTCTCAGGTGTGTCAGCAGGTCGGTCTGCATGTCATCCTTCTCATCCGTTCTTTCGTAGACCATCTCATCCACTGTCCGCTCCGCACAGATCCGGTGAATGCGGACAGTGGATGTGACACCCTGTCTCCAGATACGGGCATTCAGCTGAATGTAATCATCCAGTGAGTCCGTTGCCCCGTACCAGATGATGTCCCGGCCAGAGCCCTTCTGCATGTTGATACCGAAGCTCAGGGCTTTCGGCTGGACAGCGAGTATCGGTGGGTCCAGTGTGTCGCTGTTCCACGCATCGATCAGGGCAGCAACCCGCTTCTCCTGCATCCCTCCTCGGATGACGTGCATGTGAGGCAGGTGTCGCTTCAGTCTGTGAACGTCATGCTCGAACTGGTACGCGATCATGACCGGCTTACCCTGCAACTCATCAATGATGTCCAGACACGCCTCGGTCTTCGCGTCATGCAGGTCCACTGGCCTGCGTTGATCATCGTAAACCCCGCCGTTGGCGATCTGTCGGCAGAGGTTGTACTTAGCACCGGCATTGATCGCTTCCTTGGAGTCACCGGACTCCAGCAAAGCGAACATCTGCTGCTCCATCATGTCGTACTGGTGCCTGGCATTCGGCGGTAGCTCCACCTTGACCGTGTGCTCGATCTTGCTGGGCATGGACAGGTAGTCCTGGATGTCCAGTCGCAGGACCAATGGTTCGATCCTTCGCTTGATCTCCTCGTGATGCTCAGGCCGGATCAGCCAACGATTGTGATCCCGCTCACCGTCCTGCATGCACACCGCCTTGCGGAAGGCAGTGATGTCTTTGCCGAGGGCACGACCGGTGTCCAGCAGCCAGATCTGTGGAAACAGGTCGATCAGATTCTTCGGCGTCGGCGTACCAGTCATGATCACTCGGTACGGAATGCGGGCGGCAATCTCCCGCATCGCTTCCGACCGTTTGGCCGACCAGTTCTTGAAGCTGGTTGACTCGTCGATGATCACGGTCTGCCAGGGCAAAGTCTTCTTGCCCTTCACCTGTTGAGCCAGCCACTGGATGTTGTCCCTGTTGATAATGTGCATGTTGACCGGGATGCTCAGTCGCTTCCGCTTGGTCTCATGATCACCATGGACAACGGTGTAGCTGAGGTCGTGGAAGTTGGTCCAGTCCTTGATCTCATACGGCCATACCTGGTAACACACACGCAGCGGTGCAACGACCAGTGTCTTGGCTGATAGGGCCATCCACTTCAACTGTCGCAGATACTCCAGCACGATCGAGGTCTTGCCCATCCCCGGGTCCAGCAGCAGGCCACCACCATCACCTTTGTTAGTGCTGAGAGTAGTGCGTTCGTGCAAGAACTTGAGGGCTGTCTGCTGGTATCGGTGTGGGGTCCATAGCTTTGGTTCATGCTTCATTGGATCAACTTTTCAATCACTTTGTGAATGGACCCGGAAGACAGAACGAACTGTTTTGCTTCCTCAAAACTGTCAGTCACCAGAACCCGGGCACCGAGGGCAACCAGCCGCTCCATCTCTCGGACCTGCCACGGGCTGGGTGTTTTACCCGGTGCCTTGAACTCAATGAAGACGATCACTGGTCCCGGCAGGATGATTGTACGATCCGGGAATCCTCGAACCCCTACTGCCTTCAGCTTGCGGACAAAGATGTGGTTGTCCTTGCACCAGTTGTAGAACTTGGTCTCCGTCCTCTTCTCAGTTTTCATTTGATCGCCGTGCCTTCCTTGCCATACCGTCGCATGATCTGAGACTCACACTCAATCGGCAGCCCGTCTGCCCAGGCAGGCAGCGGACCCACCATCGCTTTGTGGAACACCTGCGGGTCCAGTGTTACTGGTCCCTCGGCAACCACTTCGTCATGTACAGAGAGGATCACCTCGAAACCGAGAGCCTCTACTCGCTTCATCGAATTGATCAGCAGGTCTGCCGCGACAGCTTGGGTGCAGTTATGAACCAGCCGGGTTGTCCCTGATTCCGGCTGCCACACGGTAAACCTACTGTTTGGTCCAGCGTTCTTGAGATCCATCACGAGGATGTTTGGTCCCTCCTCAGACGTAAGATCTCCTGCAGGCACCCACCCGCCCTTCTCCCACACCAAGTGGTCTGCAGTTAAGTGTAGCCCACCAAGAACAACCGTATCACGCCAGACCGGTGCCGTCAGACCCTCGTGGCGTACCCAGTTTTCTCCATCCCACACAAAATCATCGAGGGTGATGTTTGACAAGAATTTCCACCCAGTATCTGTCATCACTTGGGTGAACGAGGCCAAACAATTCTCCGTGAGAGTCCCACCCCATGTGTTCTGTCGGACCCACTGCTTATTCGCGGGGTTGACCCCCATGAACGTAGCACGCAAAGCGGTCTTACCGTAGGGCCGCTTGATCTCCTCCAGCTCCGGCTCCGGATACCACAACCGTCGGCCAGAAGGCAGTTGAATCCAAGCGAATCGGTAATGCCCCACAACTGCGGTGCCGAAGAGGAACTTGCCCCACGATACGACCTGATCGTACTTGATCGCGGCGATGAAGGCTTCCTCCATGGCAGCCCACATCCTCGGCACCTCGGGGTACGTCGTGCGGTACAGGTTGACGATTGATTCACTCTGGTCTGGGGTCAGGTCGATGTTGTAAGGCGGAGCCGCTGCAGTCTCACGGAACTTGGACATCTGCACGATCGTGGTGACTTCACCAGTGACAGGGTCCTTCTGCTTGACACTGCGATCCTTGCCGCCCATCCCGTAGCCCAGTCCGAGAACAGACACCTTGCCCAGCTGTCGCTCTCGATCCTTCTTCCCGATCTGATCCTCGGGCTTACCGCTGGCTCGTGACCCGAACTGCCGGTACACACATTTCCCGGATCGGAAAGCGGTCAACAGAAGATCACAGCCCGCAAGCCAGGCCAACACCCTCGCCTCGATAGCAGCGAAGTCGCTCACGTAGAGCACACGATCCGAGGTGTGAGGTGCAATGAAGGACCGTATCGCCCGGCTCACTGTCTCAGGCAGGGACCACGGCAGGTCGAACTCTCTGCCAGTCAGCAGGCACGAGTAGAATTTCTCTGCCTCCTCAACGGACAGGCACTCTCGTGGTAGGTTGTGCGGCTGCCAACCACGACCGGTCCACCGCCCGGTGCCTGCACCGTGGTACATCAGTGTGTCTCGGGTACGCCAGTCAATATCGGTCTGCTCGATGATGGTCTCGATCTTACCGAGACTGGACCGGCCTGCCTCCTGCCGCATCACCAGCACCTCCTCGACATGCTTCGGCAGATCCGGACGGCGGAGCAGGTGTTCCACTGCAGCCTTGTCGAGGGACACAGTGTCAATCCCTTGCAGCTGCAGCCAGTCAACCAGCTTCTGCCGCTCGGTCACCTTCTTCACCATGCCGTCAGGGTGGTGCATGTTCGCAGTGATCTGTGCCATCCGGCGATTGTAGTGCTCCATCGAGGCATCGATTCGGATACTGCAATCAACAACTGCTGCGAAGTCGATCGGTATCCCTCGTGCGTTGATTACCTGGTCGAACCGCCAGTCGGCCAGCCGATCTGGTGGTAGTGGTCCGAGGAGTTGGAGAGCCTCAGTCTGGGTCTCCACGTCGACTCGGCAGTATTCATAGATGCGAGCCAGTCTCTCCGGCTCATCTCGCCACAGCAGTGGCATGTTGTCAACGGTGTGGCCGGGTACTGCCAGCCACTCCTTCAGTTCAGCCTTGCGTGGTTTGCGGGGTTTGTACACAGCCTTCAAAGCTGTGGCACCCTCTTTGTCTTTCCTGCTCCGCAGGCGGAGGGCCTTGGCCATGCTCTCCAGGTTACGTGGCAAACTGTAGTAGGCAGCGATCGCCATCAGGTCCATCCACAGGTGGGTTGGTACTGGCAGCCAGCCCAGCTTCTTCACACAGTGTTCCTCATACATCACACGATCGAACACGGCGTTCTGTGCATAGATCGGTATGCCATACTGCACTGCATGCTGGATCTCAATCGGGGTCTGGTCATACCCCGGTCGGAAGACGGGGCCAGCCATCGGTATCTTCACCGTGGCTGGCCTCCCATCCCACTGCAGTCCGAGACACAGGACGCTGGTCGTCGGGTCCGATGCGTACTTACGGTAGCTCGCATCCGATACGGATATGCGGCTGCGAGTTTCGAAGTCAAGCATCAGGAACCGAGGACCGTTCATCGAGTATCTCCTTCACCGCGTTGTTGAACCGAGCGATCATAGGCTCTGTCCACGCCCGATCACCCTTCTCCATTCGACAATAGAAGCTCCGGGAGACCTTCAGCCTCACACAGATATCATCCATCGTGATGCCGTACTTCTTCCGGATCTCTCTGGCCTCCGCTCCAACTGCTTCATGGTCAGTGAGAGTCACCACCACGGTGTGTAGTTGGAGCGTTTTGACCTCAGCCATGGGTCACCTCCTTACTGTGGACCCCATCCGGGCTGAGCACCTTGCGGAGGATACCCCTGTGGTGGCATCATCGGCTGAGGCGGGTATCCGGGAGGAACCATCTGCTGCGGAGGATACCCCTGCGGTGGCATCATCTGCTGAGGTGGGTACCCTGTTGCCATGGCTGCAGGCTGAGCAAACCCCGGAGCCATCTGTTGCGGGGGGTACCCCTGCGGTGGCATCATCTGCTGAGGTGCGGCATACTGTGTCATGCCCGACTGCTGAGCAAAGTCTGGCTGCTGGAACTGGAACTGGATGTTGTCCATCACACCCTCGAAGTCTTTCGCTCCGTCAACTCGTCCAGCCAGGCGTGGTCCATCACCGACCTTGAGAACCGAGTTCAGATACCACTTGACCCCACGCAGTTCGTTCCCGGACTTCTTGTCCTTGAACTGGTAAGCATTCGCGGTCAGACCAACGTACACCAGGCAGCCTGCATAGATCTCATCATCGTCCACAGGTGGCCGACGGTCCCGGCCAACACCCAGCCACGGTCGCTGCGTACTGTTGGCCCGGATAAAGAACCCCGGAGGTCCAGTGTACTTCGAAGGGTCTTTCTCACTCAGCTCACGAATCGGGAGATTCGGAAAGCGAGGAGCACCCTGTGGCCACTTGGCCTGGATCACGTAACTCACAGCACCCTGCAGCTGCATCATGATTTTCTGCAGTTCGGGGTTGTTCTGGTAAATGTACAACTCAGCAGAATACTTGGCCTCCTCATCACCATCATCGCCCTGCCGATCCGGTGTGATCAGCTTAGGGTACGACAGGACAACGGGGCCGACCGTCACACGCTCAGGTGTTGACGCGGTTGGTTGTGATGGCAACGGGGTTGTTGACTGCTGCGGCATACCACCACCGATACCAGCAGGTGCTCCGAAGGGGGCTGGAAATGACATCTACTTCTCCTCATCAAGAAGGGCCAGAATTTCAGGAGCGGTGTTAGGACGAACGACCTCACCGCGTGCTCGCTCATCAACCAGTTTCACGCCCCGAATTGGTGCTCGTGACAACTGGTCAATGATGGTTTTCTTTTCTTTCAGCTCACCACGTTCCTTCAACAACTTCTCCACTTGTGAAGGTGAAGCCAGTTTAGGGGTGGTGATGTCTGATGGTTTAAGCCCGAGTTGTTTAGCGATCTCTCGAACCTCAGCCTCTTCAGAAGAAGCATCTGTTTCCCAGATCCTGTGACCCCAGCTCATGACCAACTTCCGCCCGGGCAGCTCCTCACCATTACTGGCTCGGACCACCAGAGCTTTCTTCACGTCTTTGAGGAACTCCCGGATTGCGTCCGCTCGTTCCTCAAACCACAACAACCGATCTGTCGGTACATCCTGCGAACCGGTAGATATCCAAGTCTGCTGTTGGTCAGGGTGCTTGAAGATCGTCTCCTCCGCCACCTTGACCATCATCTCACCGATCGCGGGGCATCCAGCCTTGCGTCGGCAATACTGGCACCAACTACCTGCAGACAGGGTCCCCGGGGGAGGACCCTGCTGCAGGGTCGTCAGGTGATCCAGATAGATCTGAGCTGTCCGGCTGATGCCTTCCCAGACCTCAACAATTTCAGTAACACCGGGCTCGTGCCGTGAGACATCCGGGTTGCCCCGAGGCTGCACGACAATCTGGATGATCCTGTCGACAGTGCGATCCATCTTCGACAGGGCCAGCAGGCTATAGCAGGTCAGCTGCTTGCTGTTACCGTAAATCGGCTTCCGGCCAAACTTCAGGTCGAGTGTGACCAGCACATTCGGCCCGATGATCTGGCAGTCCGTTGTTCCTCCGAAGGTTTCATTCGGGATAGCCGGATGGATCAGGAACTCTTCTGACCGAACATGTTCACGAGTCAAGCCCAGCTCCACCAGCAGATCATCAACAGTGTTCAGGAACAACTGAACCCCATCAATCATCTCCTGTGTGATCGGGAACTTCTCATCGAAGGATGTCGAGTGCAGATGATTCTGTGGGTCATCCCCGAACTTCAGACAGAACTCCAGCAGGGAGTGGCAGGTTGTGCCCTCTCTCGCCGCGTCCGACTCTTCGTATGGGATCGGTGGACCGAACAGAGAACCAGGACAGGCAATCCACCGATCGGCTGATGATGGGCCGAGTGGTAGATGTCTAGCCATGTCCGGTCATCCCTGCCTGCAGGTAGTAGCCGACCTGACCAGCGTTCTGGTCGTTGATCTGCGACATGGTTGACAGTCCCGCCCGGCTCAGTGCGTTCTGCAGGATCTGCTGCCCGTTCGGTACTGTCGACATCAACTGGACTGACATCTGCCGTACCTGAGCAGCTGAGATCTGTGGGCTCGGTGCTGCCTGCTGTGGTGGTGCAAACGGCTGAACCGGGTTGACTGGAACACCCTGCATCTGTGGTATGAACGGAGCGTTCTGAGCCTGCACAGGAACCGGCTGCTGCGTCAGCACATCAACAGCCATGTTCTGCTGCGTGTGGTGGCCCATGGACGGCGGGAAGGCCATGGTGTTGCCCTGGATCACGGGAGCCTTGACCGGCTGGGCAGGCGGCAACCCCTGAGTCCCCGGAGCAAACTGCTGCATCGGCTGTTGCTGGTACATTTGGTCAGCCGCAGCCATGGTGTCCGGGCTGAGTCGCTGAGTCGGCAGCATCTGCCCACCAAACACAGGCCCCTCCGTTGGGGCGTTCTGGACCACCGCTGTAACGTCTGCGGCTGCGTCAGGCTTGGTCTTTGGCTTCCGCCCCCTCTTACCACCCTCAGCTGCAGGAGCAGCGTCAGCGGCGGGCTGCGGGGCTGCAGGAGCAGCCTGCTGGCCGGTTACGAAATACTGTGCCACCTGCTGCCGCAGTGAATCGGGCAGCTGACCCACTTCTTCCGGGTCGAGAACCAAGAGAAACTTCATAGTGTGTCCTCCTCAAAAGACGGAGGCACTGTAAAAAGTTTCCAAAAGTTGTCAACAAGATCCGAGGAGAGTTCTCAGAGTTGAGCAATCCAGCGTGTGGTCGCCGCTGGCAAGGTGTATTGATCGCCCGAAACGGTCCATCTCAGCAATACCTGGACAGTGGCAGTACCCTCTGCAGCTCGACGAGACTCCTTTGAGGGGATCTGCACGTTGAGATATCCCTCTGGGCCAACCTCCCAAGTGGCTGTACCGATGACCCGCCCTCGCTGTGCCCCCTGGCTCAGGATCACTGTCGCTGTGAAGTCGGTATCAGTGAAGGCATGAGACCCAATCGACGTGATCGGATCGTCGCTGGCATCTCGAACGAACAAGTGGATGGATCGACCACAGTCATCTGTGTAGCTATCACCGATGGACATCGTTTCCGGCCAGCCTGTTAGGGCACCTGGTGTAACACCGACCGAGGCGATTATCGAGTTGATAATCGCTGATTGATCAACAGGGTACGAGTCTTGGATAATCGTCTCACCAACCGCCAGCCAGCCATCACGCACAGCCAGACTGTTTGAGTCCAACACCACAGCCGCCAGCGTCTCAGTCCATGACTCAGCGACCGTTGCCGTGAAGCGGCCCGACGATGCTGGAGACTCCGTTAGAGCATCCCCTCCGGTATTCACCAGCGTCCCGTCAGAAGTCTTCCGCAGATACAGCGTGAAGCCAGTCAGGCCGGTGTTCTCGGGCATATGTATGCTGACAGTCGTCATGGTCGCCTCTTATGTCCAAACTGGCAAAACGGCTCAGGCAGCAACAACGCCAGCAAGAGCAGGCCCGAAGTGCTGCATGACAGCAGCAACCTGAATGTCGCTCCACTCCGGAAGCTTCTCCTGAAGTTCCGTGAACACCGCCTGAGCCACAGCAGCGAATGCCTGCTGCACAGCAGTGACACCGAGTGCCTGACTGAGCGGAGCCACCAGAGCAGATTCCAGTCGAGCCTTGTTTCCGAGGTTGATCACAAGATCATTCGCCGCTGCATTCTTTGACTTTAGCAGGTCGGCATCTGACATCCCTGTCTGGTTGACGTGAGTTCCAGCAACCATCTCTTCCAGTGCCGCGATTGACTGGGTGAGTTGATCAATCTGAGACTGACGTGTTTGCATGGTTTTGGTATCCACGAACGCCAGTTCGAATGCTGACGCAAACTTCGTGTAACCCGCGTCCTTGTAGCACCCGACAACCATTCGCAGGCCCATCGGCTCTTTCGGATTAAGAGCCGCCTCAACAAGATCGACTCGCATGTACCACTTGATGCCTGTTGCTTTTGCGGAATCCGGCTGGTCTGCGGTCTTTACAAACTGTTCTTTTGCTGCGTCAAAGGCAGCTTCCCATGCCGTCACGACCTGCACACCGGCAGCAGCAAGCAGTTGCTCCAGTGATTTCAGGTTCGTTGGAGTGTCGGAGAACGTGTAGGTCTCCGAGCCGTTGATGTCGCCGGAAGGATCGACGAACCCGATTGAGATGGACAGCGAAGGATTCGACTTCGAAAGCTGCGTTGCATCTCCCTGAGCCGTTCGCACCGGACGTGCTTCCACGATCGGGTTGATGACCTGTCGAAAGCCGACGATGCGAGGAATGACATAAGCAATGTTTACCATAGGACTAAAGCTCCAAATTAAGTGTATGCGGCAGATTTCAGCAGAGTTCCGCCGATGTTTACCCAGTCACGGAACTCAGCGAGTGTAGAGTTGTACCATCCACGACGTTGTCCGGATGGAATGTTGACCGTTGTAGGGTTGATGCTGGATTGTGTTGGGGTCTCCATGACAGTGCCGCTCGCCGTGATCGCCCCCGCTGAGAGCGGAGCGTCAGCAGAATTATCGGCAAGCCGGATTCGAAAAGTAGTCCCACTAGCGTTAAAACCTGGAAACGATGAGGTTTGCCCACCTACTCCGGTCGTTGAACCAAAAGCCAGCCATGTAGTAAACGTAGCCCCGGCTGCAAGGCTGGTACGTGTGCCCATTACTGGCACTCCGTCAGGGAACCATAGTCCTTGTAGCCGATCTGAACACAACCCACCTCCAATGTAAGGACTGGAACTGAACGTAGTGCCGACCAGTGCGATCGATCCGTAAGCTGGAGTTGCTGGTGTTGTGCCGCTGTATATGACTTCAACTTTTGGAGTCACGTTGACGACACCGTTCGCCGTGATCGCTCCGGCAGTTATCGCTGCATCTGCTGAATCAGCCATATTGCGAAACGCGACTGCGGCGTCTGACTTGATCTTGAGCGTGCCGGAAGTGTTGCCGATCCGGTGAAGCATTGTACCAGTCGCCGTTGCAGCGAACCCGATGTCGTTTCCGAATCTTGCTCCAATTCCGCCGCCAGCAAATGCCACTGCCACAGTGCCGTCGACAACCACTTGTGTGTTGTTGCCACTGAAGATAATTCCAGAGTCAGCGTCCGTTGACCAGATAGCTGGGAGTGAGGTTGTTCCCGCTGCCGTTTGCAGTTGACCTCCCAGCGTCAACGCCCCCGAATGACTCACCGTGCCACCCGCTGCAAGCTGACGACTTCCGCCATACGACAACAGCGTCCCCGCCGCTGGTAGTGTGTCCGGAAGCAGAGCAGCAGCCGAAGGTGACCACGCGATCGAATTGCTGCTGGCAATCAGGGCTTTGCCGTCCGTGACACCGGAAGCAGACAGGCCGAGCCAGGACAGCACGCTGGCCTGCGACATGCGACCGCTCTTGCCAGATCCGGAGGTCGATTTGCCGACCAGCCCGGCTCCGGTCATGTTGATGTTTGATTCGGTTGGGATTGGTCCGCCCATTGATTACTTCCCGATCACTTTCCCATGATTCACATCCACAAGTGATCCGCAAGCCGGACACCTGACAATCCTTCTTCGCATCACCCAGCCAGAAAAGTGAGTCACCAGAATCCAGAACACTGCCCACAAAATCAGGTTGTTTCCAATACTGTCAGCCATCCACTGACTGATCCAGGATTCTCCGTCAGTCGCCGCTACAAATACTTCATAGCCGCCGAGAACAAGCACGAGGGCAAACATGAAGTAGGCTGTGAGACTACGGTTTTCCATGATCAGAACTTCAACCCGACCCCTGATTCGCAGTCCTGCAACACTCCAGTGCTTCCGCAGCCGCCAGTAGCCTCGGCTCCCAGTCGTCCATGAACGTGTCGTACTCCGTCATCAGTGCCCCCAGTTCGTCCAGCTCCAGCTGGCAGGGATCGGGCGGGATTGGAGTTACTACCACAAGCTCCGGAATGATCAGTCCGGTCTCTGCTGACAGAGACGAAGCGACCCCCGTTGGTGATGACTGAGATTCTTCCAGACTCAACGCCTCGCCCTGATGCCGCTTCACTTTGCGAAACGGATCGAGGGAACGACTGGCCAGGGTCTTGAACTTCTGGAAGTGTGAAAGCAATGCCTTCAGCATGTGGTGCTCCTTTGTGGTGTTCGGTGATCTGTTTGCGAAGGTCCGTGTTAGGGTTCAACACCGCTGCTGCCATGAGTAGCCATGAGGTTGCGTAACAGCAGGCAACCTCTCTCCGATGAGCAACATCGGAGTATTTCCTCAATATCCACAACAGGGCGTATGCCATCAGGAAAAACGACAACCCCATCAACACAACCACATTGGTCATTTCAGTGCTCCGATGATCTGTGTGATCCCATAGACCGCCGCAAGACCGATTGCGATCCAGCGTAACCATGGCCAGAGCATGGCAAGCTCCGGTTTGCCACCCCAGAAGTGTGCTTTAAGTCCAGGGATTCTGAGGTTGAGGTCAAACCCCGCTGGTTTGTCGTTGTCTTCCGAACTCTCATCGTCTCGGTCAGGCTGCTGGTCAGTCACGACGAGTCCAGTCTACCAAAGATGCCACAGGTCGGGCACTCGCCCGACCCACTGGTACCTACTCTGCTACGTTAGTTCAACCCAACACGGATGCTCAGACAGCCTGATCCGGTGCTCAATGCTCCGGACAGAACGAGCCCAATGCGATCACCGGCAGCGAGAGTCAGGTCCGCTGTCGTTGTGGTCAGCGTAATCGACTGCACGGTGTGAGCTGTGGCGTTGCAGTTGATCCCGTTCGCCGTGTGCAACGGGGTCGTGCCGGAGGCCGGTGTCGCCGTGCTGGTTGCCTTCACAGCCGTAGCAGTCAACGCGGACCCCTGCACAACGTCAGGAACGTAGCGGATGGACTTGACGGTGTAGATCTGATCTGCCGTGAAGAGGTTGTAGACCGTCTTCGAGGCGTGTGGCATGATGTTCCATGTCAGGCACACTGTGTTGTACAGCTCGGTGAAGTTCGCGTCAGCTTTCACAAAGCCACCGCGAATGCCTTCCCAGCTACCGAATGCCTGACGTGTACCGGATACGATGGTTTGCTTTGACATTCCAGATATTCCTCTTCACTGAAGCCAGAAAAATATCCGTTGGGGGAGTGTCATGTCTCGTTGTTATAGCGATCCCAGAGCCAGAACACAACTCGATTCACCAGGGCAGCGATTGCCTGCCACATCAGCCAACCCACGAGGGGTGGAAAACCTGCTCGGAACTGGGTCTCGACCTGTTTGGCCATCTCACCAGCGGTCTGTGGCCGGACGGTGGTCCATTGCTCAACAAACAAGTCGTGGGCCTTGTCTACGGTCTGGCGTTTCTTCTCCCGTTTCCTGTCCGGTTTCTGCCCCCGGCCCATCGGCATAGGGTAACAGTCGAACTCCATCCAGACATCAGAGATCGTGGGTTTCATGTCAGCTTCACATCGATTGGGGAGGCGTTGATGTCCAGGAAAATGTCCTTCCCGTTGGGCTGGACTTTACCCTCTGAGATGGTAACAGAGATCAACCGGCTGCTAGCCTTGATCGGAGGCTCGAACGATATAGTACCCTGATCGATGTGGATAGACCCTTTGGCGTTCGGCCAGCCAATCCTCCACCCATCAACCTCAACGAACCCGGTACTGCAGAACGCAGCAACAGGGATCAGGATCTTGTCGGGTACATCAACCAGTTTGGTGATCATCGGAAGATCCTGAAGATACCTCGGCGTTGCTGCACTGGCCGGGTCGGGCAGACACCGCCCGGGCAACTGCTCGATGTAGTGAACGAGGTGTTGTGACAGTTGTCATGGATCACCGTCATGGAATCCATGGTCAAGCCGCTTGCATCCACACCGTGCTCTCTCAACAGGTGATCCCGAGCTTCATCCTCTGTTGGGCTCCAGTCACCATCCCAGTTCCACCGTGGACCCGCCATTCGTGATGGCGTAGCTGAGACAGGGATGCCTTCTGTCTTGACCGACATGGCCTTCTTGATATCCGGGATCATGCTGCGACGGTAGCCGACATGTCTACCACTGTATGTCAGGTACCGCCACGTCCCGTTTTCATCCTGCCATCGAAGTACAGGATACCCTTTCGACCAGGTGTCATCCTCAAGCAGTCGCATGTCGAAATCGGAGAACAGCCCAGCGTCGATATCTGCTTTGAGTGTATCGCACATGCCGCAGTTATCCGTCACTGAGTAGTACAGGATGGGCTTAGCTGGTTCGGGGTCAGCAGGCGGGGCGGTCTCAGACGGACTGATGGAGGTATCCGGAGTCTCACCCCCGCCTGCTGTCTTCGGTGGTTCGTTGAGCTTCTCACGAATTGCCACAAGCACCGCAGTCTGTTCGTCCAGTCGCTTCGTAATATCGCTGGTGCCAGTAACCTGCTGGTCCATCAGCTTGCTGAGCTTGTCACGAACGCCTTCATCAACCACGAAACGGGCGTCGGCTGTTGTGCAGCCCACAGTCACAGCCATCAACAGTGAGATCAAGATCCACATTCGTCGCATGATTACCTCCACCAATGTGCTACTCGCTTGGAATCGTCGAGGGTCCACTCTCGTGGTGTCACCTCCGGCATGTCGCTGATGCCCACAAACGTACTGTACTGAGTCCGGAGCATCTGGTCGATCGCGGTTGGTGACCACTCAGCCCAGCCCTTGTTGCCCCAGTTCGAACCCCATGAGTTCATCATCCAGCAGTATGGTCTGCCCTTTGCGTCCTTGCGATCGCTCAGAGAGTAGAGCCCGATTGCATGGCCGCCACCACGAGATATCGAGTAACTGTCGACGAGGGGTCTGTCGACCGAACTATTCCACATGATCCCGAGGTGGATCGCACCCTGACCGGAGCCGAGGAAAGTGCGAACTGCATCGTAGGAGGTCAGTCGGTACTTCTGGCCGATCCTGTACTTGGCTGCATTCTTCCGAAGTTCTTCGATCGGGCGTGGTCGTGTTGGGTCGTACAGGTTCTTGTAACCCCACAATGCTTCTTCGCAGATACCGTACTCCGTGGCGAGCCGGATGCCATTGTCAATCGTTGATCCCTTGTCGCCGGAGATACCATCAAGTCGTTGAGTCTCATAGTACCCATACGCTCGGCTGAGCTGCAGCGTTGTGTCCCCACCAGACGCAATGACGTAGCACCACTCACTTGTTGAGCTGATCGAATGGCCCTGACAAGCACCGAGGGATTGCTGGTTCTCGGTACGAAGAGCTTTGCGGGGGTCAAGCGTGACCTCCTTGTACGCCCCACGCATCGCCATCACAGCATCATCATTGTTGTACTTCAGGATGTTCCCGAAGTTCTCCAGATCGATACGCCAGCCGCCGACTTCCCTCATCGTTGCTTCTCCCACAAGTCAGCCAGGTCTTTGCCCGTCCCGTTGTGCAGTGCTGCGGCAACTGTGTCAGCAACTGGAGACCAGATCCTGTCGTAGGCTGCCTTCTGTTGCTTAGCCCACTCAGTCACTCGCTCCTCGGCTGTGCCGTTCTTCAGCTTCTCACTGATGTCGCGAAGGGTAGCGATCTTGTCACTGCGATCCTCGGCCAGAGCCTTCTCCAGCACAGCATCAGCAGGCACATCCGGGCGTGGTGCTGGCTTCAGTGGAACCAGCAGTAGTACGCCGCCGAGGAACGCCGTTACGAAGAACCAGTTCTTCATTGTGGTGCTCCGAGTCGTTGGACCTCTGCACGCAGCACAGCAGCCTCCGTCAGACCTGCTGTTGCATAACCCCAGCGGATCTCAGGTGTCGCCGTCGGGCTGGCACCCTCGATCACTTTGAGGTAATCGGTAACACCATCAGGTGCGAGAGCATCCGAGCTTCGCACCATGACAGGCTTGTCGTTGATCACCGGCAGCACTGCTGGCATCTTCGCAGTCAGCTTCGGGAGCACGGTCTTAGCCAGTGCCCCGATCACAGAGACTCCGATCAGCACAACACCTGCCAGCATCTGCCAGTTGATCTCGACCATCAGACTGCTGCCTTACCGGGGAGTGCGTAGCTCAGAAGTTCCGCAACCACTTTGCGGATGACTGCTTCTTCGACTGGTTCAGGAACCCACTTGATGTCAACAACCTTGTTGACCTCAGCGGTAATCGTGTCTTCCAATTCTTTCGCCTGCTGCTCGGTAATCCCGTTAGCAGCGGACCCCATCGCCTGCAGTACCCAGCCTGGCACATAGGGCTTGGCGAGAAGTACGAGGAATTTGATCCATCGACCTTCTGTCTCTTCGCTTGCAAAGGGGACGTTGAAAGCCTCGTTGAGCTTTCCAACCAGAACATCCACCATCTCATCAGTCATCGCGGTCGCGTTCGTGAACATGCAGTTCTCCATCAGTCAAGTGAATTGCTTTACCATCACCCATCGACAACCACATTACCGAGAATGAGAAACACTGTCAATCAGGGTTTCTTATCCATCTCTTTCCGCAGCTTCTGCAGCAGCACATCGATCTTCTTCAACCGTCCAGCCTCCTCGGTGTTACCGATTGCCTGTAGTCGCTCCTGCAGCTTTTCCGTACCCGATACGATGGTGACTGGTCGAGCACCAGACTGGATCTGCATTGCGTTGAGCCGGTCGCGAACCTCTCGCACCGTCTGCTCTGGCGTAACCGTCTCCACACGCATACCACCGATCAACCGGAACACCTTCTCGACGGCACCACTGCGAGCACTCGGAGCTGTGAGGATCTTCGCCATCGAGAGTTGTCGCGAAGCAGGGGATGCCGACAGTAACGACTCGATCAGGGCACCACCGACTGGGGTCGCTCGGCCAGACGGACTCTCTTCCTGCAGACCGAGGTTCGTCATGATACGGCCAAGGGTCGGGTCAAGTTCGTCCAGCCTGCGGGCACCCATCGGTCCCTGGCTGAACAGCGAAGTGTTCGTTGCGGATTCAATGAACCACTTGACTGCCGGATTCATCGACCCCAACAGCTTTGCCTGCACAGCCCGGATGTCTCCCTGCAGGATGTTGCCTGCATAGGCGACAGCATCTTCGTGCATGAGACCAAGCGAAGTGAGGTACTTCACAGTGCCATCATCAGATGTACCAAGATTGATCGCAGTGGTATCCTGATACTGGAACGGCACATACCCCTTGTCGTCACCCTGCCCAAGACGTGTGGCCCTGATCGCCATACCGAGCTTGCCACCCGGGTTCTGCACCATCTCTCGCAACATCATCGGCAGTGATTGCCGCATGAACGAGTAGAACGGGAACAGGGTCTTCATGTACTTCCGCTCGAAGCGGGTGAAGTTCCGTGGGTCCGCATTCGTCAACACTCGGTCCGCTTCCGAGAAGGCTTCCGTCAGGGACTTACCCTTCTTCATCTGATCCATCACGAAGGTTGCACGCACCGTCGTATCAATGGTCGCTCTGAACTGGTTCGCAGTATCTGTCGCAAGGTTACCTGTCGATCTCTGAATCGGTCGGCCATAGTCATCCACGGTCCACGTACCAGGTACGTCTGTGATGACATCCTTTGCGTCCTTCAAAGGATTACGCCGCATCAACATCACGTCTCGAATGTACGCAGGTGAGTTGGCAATGAGGTCCCGGGCTCGCCCAAAGAGTTGAGCAGCACCGGGTCCCGCTCCGGGGAATTGATTCAATACTGCCTCAGCCTGGCCAGAGTGTGCCATGGCCGACGGATCAGCAAACTCTACGTTCGCATGTCGTGATGGTGCTCGGTGATGTGCAGCCCACAAAGACTGGAACGCGATCGATCGGCTCCTGGCGATCTCGTCAGGACCAACGGGCATTCCGAGTTGTTTGATGAGCTGATCAACCTCGTAGATGCCGGGACCTGGGTCAACCATGCCGCCACGGGCGAAGGATATTGCCTTCTTGCCGTGGGTAATGATCGCGAGCGGGTTCATGTCACCGATGACCGTTGCGTTAACGTAGCTCGACAGACCGTCTCGGAAACCTGTACTGGGTGCCAGCAGTGCGTAGTTCTTGAACGCTGTTGTCGCGTTCTGCAGGGACCGCAGCATGCCCTGTGCTTCCGGCAGCTCACCAGAGAACGGTAGCTCGTTGAAATCCCGCAGCTGCTTGGCAACTTCTGATGGGAGTCTCAGTGCCTCGATCTCTTTGATCTGCTGGTTGATCAGCTCAGCAGATTCTGTTGGTTTGAAGATGCCGTCTCGGACCCATCGCTGCCGAATGTTCTCAAGAAACGTACTCTTCACAATACGATCGCCACCACCGAACAGATGCTCGGCTGAAGCTGGGTCCAGCAGCTGCCCAACGGTGACGCCGCCCTGCATATCGAGACTGTGCAGTGCGTTACCACTAACGCCGATCTTCTTGTTCTTCACGGCGTTCTTGACATTTGTCAACAGATCGATGGTGCCATGCATGTACGTTGTCTGCATGCGGTTCTTGGCAACGTAATCTGCAGAGTCAACCACTGGGTTGTTGCCAAACATCGCAACGCTGCGTCGTTCCTGATTCTCGACGAGATCTGTCGTCAGTGCTCGCCACCGATCAACCACCGGGATGGATGCTGTTGGCTGGATAACGTCCTCCATCCCGAGGGTTTGCATAACCTCTTCGTTCACACTCGTTCGTGTATCGTTGATTACCTTCCGGGCTGCCTCGTTGAATCCTAACGCCTGCAGACTTTGATCGTCTAATCGGAGAAGGGCATGTTGCATTGCAGTCGGCTTACCACTTTCGACCTTTTCGAGGAGGGTTGCAAACTGTCTGTGGTATTCATTGATGGACCCAGCAGCGAGTTCTTTGGCTCCATCACTTACGACAATACCACGCTCACTAAGTTCTGGCATCCACTGGTCTACGCGATCGCTGTAGTTCCTGCGGATGGATGCCCAGAATTCCTCTGACGATGCTTCCCTGTGCAGCAGTGGAGCTTTCTTGATTGCATCATCGAGCTTCGTCTCAAGCCCGTCAAACTTCAACCCGATCTCACTGGTCCGGAAAGGAGCCACCATGATCCCAGTAGCCAGCTTGCCCTTCTCCTTGATGACCTTGCCGTAGTAAACAGGCTCGCCTGCTTCTATCAGTGACCGAGCGGCATCCCGCATGTCAGGAGGGAAGCTCGACAGGTTGGTATCATCCAGCAGGGTCATCGGTGTGCCGTCGAACTGAAGAGGCACCCGACCGTTACCAAAGTCTGCCATCTTCAGTGTGCGTGTCACATCCTCCACGCCAAGTTCGGACCACTTCGACCACCAGCCACGCCCGGGTTGGACACCGAGGGTCTTGCCTGCCTTTACGTCAGCCTCTGCCAGATCACGGATGTGCCGCAGTGCCCGCTTCACGTCATTGATCGGCAGGTACCGAGGGTACGCCAACTCAGGAGACACACCAGGGTCTACCGGACGGAGTGGCTTTCGGAGAAGCTCAGTACCATCGGGATTTAGTCGATCGGGCTCGAACCCGTGTCGCTTCCACACCTTGTCTGCAACCTCAGCAGGGCTGGATACCTCGATGTATTGCATGCCTGCATCTTTGGCACGGCGTTCCAGCTGCGGCATAACATCGTCAAGATACCTGTTGCCCCTGTGTGCCTCCAGGATCATGGCGTCATCAATACGTAACCCCGGAACTCCCTGCCTCGCAACTTGCGTGTGGGCGAGACTGCCGATGTTTGTTCCACTCACAGGGTCGAAGATGAGCGTCTGAGCAGCAGAGGCTGGAACAGCCAGCACTCTCGGTGCTATCGCCCCGCCTGCATACGTGTTGATGTCGTTCCACAGATCTTCCACATCAACACCGAGCATATCAGCGAACGGTTCAACGTGCCGAAGACTGATGTGTTGATCGAGGACGTGGTGGGGCATCCCTAACGCATCCACGATCGGTACTGGGTTGGCATCAGCCTTGACCATCTCCGTGATTGCGTCGAACCGGTTATCATTGTAGAGCCGGTTAATCCCTGCAGTCTTCTCTTTGAAACCACCGAGCATGAGTTCTCGGGAGCCGGGGTTCTTCAACGCCGACGCCAGTGACTGCGTGCCCTTTCGCCAGCCACTGATGGACTTCTGCATGATCTCTTCGAGCTGTCGCAGGTAGTCGCTCTTGGCTCGTGGTGCAAAGGCAGCATAGGCATCGAACCAGTCAGGTACGTTGACACCCATCGCTCTCAGCTCTGCACGACTTGCATGGATCTCCGATCGCAGTGCCTGCAGGGGTTTCCGCATCTGTTCTGGGATGGACTCACCCATTCTCATCAACAAGGGTGTGAGAGCTGACTCGTTGTAGACCGTGTCATCTCCAACCAGCTTGACCGTTCGCCCATTGGGGGTTTGATTAACCCACTCGACTTCTTTGACTGCGTCACCAAGCTGCACAATATCACGAGACTGCAGTGTTGGCTCAACGTGGATATCATCGGGCTTTGCTTCAAGGAAGTTCCGGATCGCATCAAGGCGAGAACCAACTCGGAGCGGTGATCGAGGGTTCGTCCAGCTGGCCGGATCTGCCATGTCAAGGGTATCATCGATCGTCATGGGGAAGTCAGATACTTCCGCAGTCTTCAGGATAGCTGCAGCTTTAGCCTGCACACTGTCAGTTGTCTGCCGGAACCCCTTGCGAACATTAGCTGCGACAGGCTGCACCCACTCATTAGTGACACCCTGTGCAAACTTGTCGAACAAGGATCGACCTGCACGGAACACGCCACCAACAGCACTGGTCACAGGTTTGGTCAGCTTCTCCGGGAGAGTGTCGAACAGGAAGTTGGCACCCTTTGCTGCAGCTCCAACCACTGGGTGCATCTTACTGGCAGCACTGATGCCCGAGACACGCAGTCCTTTGGTGAGAGGACCGAATGGGTCTGTTGCGATCTCAGCGAAGAAACCACCAAGGTCACGGACACCCTCAATGGGGTCACTGAGCCACCCAGACATGCCCGTCTCTTTGTTCTTCCGAGTCAGGCCGTACTGCGTGAGCAGGTCACGTCCGGAGACTCGGTTGTCCGAAGAAAACGGAGTTGCCCACTGGTCGAACGGGTTCTCCCCTGCCAACACATCACGAATCGAAGAACCCGGCAAGTCGAACAGGTTACCGACAGTCGCAACGGCACCGAGGCCGAAGCTGCCGATGTCGGCCAGTGCTGACGCGATAGTGCTATCAGCTTGCTGTGGCTGCTGATTGGCCTGGGGTACGCTGGTAAGCAGACTTGCAAGTGTTGGCACTACATGCCTCCAAGATCTCGATCCGGTGTGAACAATCCACGCTGCATTGCGTTGTTATTGAGATGTGCATTCGCCCTGTCAGAGATGGTGAGATACTCCTGCCACCACTGCTTTCTCGCTCGTTCGTTGTCTGGCATACGGGCAAGAGACTCCCACGCCTGCCGTCGCATCTTGCCTTCAACACCATCACCGAAGTCGAAGTAGTCATTCTCCGGGGTTGAGATATTCATATGATCCCGTGCCCACGCTTGGTATGACTTCAACGAATCATCTGAGAACTCAGCATTCTTGTCTTCCCTCAGCCGTCGCTGGATGCCTGCATCAACACCTACAACACCCTCGTTTGGATCGACACCAAGAGCAGCGATATGCGGGCTTTGCGTTGCCACAGCGATTCGGTTCGCTGCCGCCGTCTGCCCTTCAACCGTTCGGGACAGAGGACTTGTCAGGCTATTGTTCGGTGAGGTTGGTTGTGCCTGCTTCCTCGCCAGCGGGCTCTGCGGTCCGCGACCGAACAGGTTACGCAACCCTTCTGCCTGACGCTGTGCTCGCCCACGCTTTGCATCGTTACGAGCACCGATCTTCTCACGGTTTGCTGCCACTGTTGCGGGAGATGAACGGTCAGCCATCTGCTGCTGGTAGATCATCTCTGCAGCTGCAAGGGCACTCTGTACCTCAGCATCATTTGGGTTCTGCTTAGCCAGCTGACGGAGGGCACCAAGGCGGTTCGTTGATGTCTTCTGCCCACGTTCGTCGATGTACCCGAACTGCGGCTCCATCCGACCACCCGGAGTTTTCAGAGTCAGCGGGGAGTTGATACCCCGAACATCGAGAGTTTTATCTCGGAGACCGTCCATGTGCGTTGCCGCGAACTCGGCATCAATCGCTGCCTGATCTCTTCGTGGTGCAAAGGTTGGCATGTCGCCACGATTACCCGTGAGCATCCAGCCCTGTCCGGCTTTCTCTGCCTGCTGCATGCCGGTAATCGTGGACGCCTGCCCCGCGAGCATCGATTGTTGGTTTGCAATCGGGCTGCGGACAAGAGGCGATTGTGTTGGGTACCGCCAGTTGACTGGTGACTGGTTGCGACCAGCCTGGAACTGCTGTTGTGACTGAGCAACCAAACCGTTGATGTTGTTGATCAGCCCCATCAAACCCTGGGGTGATGGTGCCTGAGAGAACCCCTGTGACAGCGGGGACGTTGTCGGTGCCGGAGCACCCATCCGCTGTGGCATGTACTCCATGTAGGAAGCTGGATCAGGTGCAAAACCACCGAGAGGTTGACGGAGGATCGAGGAAGCTGGTGTCGCGTTCTTCCGAGTCAGAGCTTGCGGCTTGCGTGTCGTACCGATCGGCATGGTCTTCTCCTGAAAATGAGAATACCAGTCTACCCCCTGCGAACCCAGGAGTCCAGAGCACAGCCAGGCAGGTCAGGAGTTACCCTGACCTGCCTGTCCCAATGCTGCGGCACCATGACGGTCCTAGGTGAATCACTGCTCAGGTGCAGGCAGAGCGAAAACTGTGTGGTCCAGATGTTTGCTGCACTTACGAACGATGATACCGACTCCTGGATCTGGTGTGGGGTCACGAGTCAGGGTGTAGATGTCCTGCATGCTGAAGAAGTCAGACAGGGTATCGGTCGTGAACCGCCAGTAATCGTTCGGGTAATCGTGACGAGGAAAGCCAGGTGATCGGGTTGTCAGCAACAGGAACCCATCATTGCGGAGGAGGGACCAAAGCCTCTGAAGGAATACCTTCCAGTCTTGTACGTGCTCAAGCACCTCCGTACAAATAATCAAATCCTGTGACTCAACACTCAGTAGACCAGGGAGATCCTCTGCTTTGCAGACAACATCGACACCAGGCCCCGCCTGCATGTCCGTACCAAGGTAATGGGCAGGACCTCTTGCCATCAACAGTTGACGGCAAGAGCCGTTGACATCGTAAGCCCCGATCTCAAGTACCTGCTTACCTTCAACAGATCCCGGTGGGAGGTATCTGGCGAAATTAACACACCATTGGCTGCTCATGTTTTCCTCTGTCCTGAGATGGTGTCGTTGTTTCTTCCAAGCGTCCCACATCGGCCACACAACCTGTGTCATTGTAGGCTCGTCATACAGGCTGTGCCGCATGTCGTCAAGGAAGATGACGCCACCTTCTTCTCGTCGAGCTTTTCCACCTGGCCATGCTTCTGTACCGATGTACTTGCGATGAATCTTCTCCGGGTGTCGCTGGCTAACAGGGAGCCATCTGAACCAGTAGAACGTCCCCGAGTAGTGCCACCGGAAATTGCCAGGCAATCTGTAGTGATCAAGTCTGCGAAGGGCTCCACCGAATATGTTCTCTTCCAGCACAGACTGCATGATCGGCCAGTAATCCAGATTAGCCTCATACATCAGCTGAGTCCACAGTCGAACCGCAGTGGTGTTGGTTCGTACCCGAACACCCTTGCTGTGTCCGTAGAACACAACGTCGTGTTCTGTTGCCGGTGGCAGTAGGCGGATCTTGCACTCCCACGAATCGACTTCCCCGACAGTTGGGTTGTTGGGTCTGGCGATTACGTGATTCCACTCGACGCCGAATCTCTTGCCATACTCAATCACCTCGGACTCGTGGACTGTCCGAGAGTCGATGGCACAGGACAGAATGCGAGTGCCATTGAACAGGTGCCATCGGGCCGCGAGGTTCCGTATGTGCCACTGCCAGGAGTCTGTCTCTCGCAGTGGCCACATGTGGAACATGATGTGACGTTTTGCTTCGGAAAGATCTGCTGTCGGTACTGGTGGAAAGTCCGGTCGGACTCCGAGGTGTTGCGGCTTCACTGATTTCGAAGGCGGTCTGGGTGGCTCAGGCTTAATGACAGGATCAGCTTCTTCCTTTTCACATGCCTCCTCGATCCAGCTCACGACAACACTGGCTGTCATTGCTGGAGCAAACTCAGCAGCAAACTGTCGCAACCGTCCCACCACGTCGTACCACGGATGAGCTTTCTGCTTTGCCCGTTGGACAATCCGGGTAGCCAGCAGCAGACTGTCGTTTCGGACTGCTGTGGGGACCATCGTGTTCAGTCGCTTGATCTCCGATGAGCACTCGGGGCAGGGCTGGTAGCCCGTCTCTCGCTCGATGATGACGTGGAGATAATCACCAATCCGAGACTGGGCCACAGCCTTCGTCCGATGTGCCCGGGGTTCCTTTTCGCGAGGAGGCTTCGGCTCTTTCGCATCACGGTACAACTGGTCGAGTATCTCACACTGACCGTCTTGGCATCGCTTCCAGTGGATACCAGACATGACCGCATCACGACGCGGGCAGTACCCTTTTTCTGAACACTCGCATGGCGTACTCATATCGTCAGTGTTGCTCCAGCCAGTGAGCACCCATCAAGAACGCAGCAGAGAGAGTTAGGATAGCACAGCGATGAGGGTGGGTGATCCCCGAGTGTGCATTCCCATGTGATTCGAGACAGATCAAACAGTGCCGTGAAGCCCGCTCTGTTGGGGAGACATGTGCATGAGTCAAACTCGAACTGTCGGAAACGATCATTATCAACAGGTGTGGCTTGCGGAATACAGTTGAGGGTCTCCGGCGTCTGCACATCACCACTGGTCAGAGCCAGTCCATCCACCACAGAGAGCAACTCAACCACCACAACAACCCGGCAACATCCCGGAATGCTGGCATCGATTGCAAGATAGAGCTTCAGGTCAATCGTGCATGGTGACTCTACGCAGGTTGGTGGAGGGTCTCCTCCGCCTCCACCACCTCCTTCTTCCCCAACCCCACCGCCACCACCAAGCTCAAGGTAGATCTTCCCGGGCAGGGACAGCTCCGTGATCGCTTCATAGCATACACAGGGTCCACACTCCGAACGGTCGTAAGACGAGTACCCACCAAACGGCGAGAAGTTCCCGGTCATACCATCAATAGCGGGGCAACTCGGAGCTGTGATCTCCCACGGTACATCGAGTAACGTACACACGTCCCCGACGCAGCTTTCAGGGAAGCAAGCACCATCACAGCCACAGCAGCCGCAGTTCATCAAGGCCGCTTTCTTTGATCCTCCGATTGAGATCATCGATAAATAACTCCGCTCGGGGTAACAAAAGAATTACCACCGCGAAGGGGAGAAAACTGGATCGTGTTAGTGCCAAGCTGTACCCGGAAGTCATCGTCAAAGATTGCATCAAGCTGATTTGCCTGTGCCGACTTTTTGGCAATATCACCGTGGCGTGCGGGGTACATCATATCGGGCGAGATCAGGTCCGGGTCAATCCCCAACTCTCTGAGTCGCTTACGGTCTTCGTCCCACTCGTGCCGACCATGGCTGCTGATGCAGAAGAACTGATGACCTGCAGCAGCCATTGCAGAGACCATGGCAGCAAAGAATTGTGGGTGAGCGTACACAGTACCATCAAGATCGAGTCCAATCCTCATCTGCATCTCCTAAACACTCGGACATGGGGTGCTTTCCCCTTCACAGTGTACCGCTTCGATCAGGTAGAAGTCACAAGCAATCCGAGTCACAACTCCATCACAGCAATCCCAGTCTTCTACCTTCAGTTTCGTCAATGGCCTGTTGGCCGTAAGCACAATCCAGACAGTGTCATCACCTGATGCCCCGGAGCCTTCCCGGTCCCCCATGTCCACAATCACTATGTGCTTGCCAACCGTCAATGGTAGCTCACGCAGGTCATACACGGTGCAGTAGTCACCAGTGCCTGTGGGTACCACCCGATCGGACTCCGGCTCCGTTGGGTCGTCACAATCGGTCGTGATCAGGTTGCACGGATCACACACGCCAGACGCCTGCGTGTCCGCATCAGGGATAACTGGTGTGAACGTAGCAAACTCTGCCAGGTAATACCCAGACCCAAGACATTCGGATACGATGGCATGCCGAGGTACACCGCGACTGCCACCACCGACCTGAACCACGGTCCCAACACCAGCGATGGGTTGGTGGATAACGCAGAAACCCGATCCTGATGTGGACATTTCCCACGAGTCTGCGACAGGTCCGACCATGTCACCCACCGTTGCAGTGGAGTCCAGCAAGACCAGCCTCGGTCTGTTCCACAATAACGATTCACCAGCTTTACCTGCGGCAACATCGACGGGGCCATTTGCGAAGAACAGCCCCGTACCAGAGTTTGGTTTATCCGCCTGAGAGAGTTCAAGAGTGAACGGTGTTCGGAACTGAACAACACCGTATGCAGGCACGGTAACTCCTGAGATATTCTTCCACGGAACGGAATCACCTATATTCCGAGCAGTCCTGTCTGATCCAGTTAGTCGTGGTTTCACACCATCACCAGCACGATCGTGTTAGGGGCGATAGTCTTGAGGACCGGATCGGGGTCATCCGTGTATAGAATCTGGATATCTTCGTCCCGGCAGAACATCGCCAGTGCCATTGAAGTAGATCGACTCTGACCCCGAAAGACGTGTACCTTGCCCTCGATGATTAACTCAGGTTTGCCGAAATGCAACAGGGTATTCCTGATGCCCTCTTCCAACAGCTCAACCCGAGTGATCTCATCTGTTGTTGTCAACAAAAAACGGAGATCCCGACCCTCAAGCTCTCCGAGAGTAGACATTCTGGTCAGTATCCGAGGTGCCACCGAAGCAGCAACGCCAACCTTTACCTTAATCATCGCCGTCTTGCCTTCTCACTGAGCGAATGCTCTGCCTTGTGATGTGCCCAGTTGACTCCACCGCCCGAACGTGAGCTATCCGCATTGCTCGACTCGGGAGCCCTTTATCGAACTCATAGTTCCTGCTGGCCTCCGTGCGGTTCACCGCGTGCCCGACCTCTCCGTTCGTGAGGATGTGCCGGACCTGCATGATCGCCCCGTCGCACCGCAGCGACAGCTTAGGCTGCGAGTATGCGATGTACTGGCTTGCTGTTGCTGTGTACGAAGCGATGACTGCTGCTGCCCAGGCATCCCCGATCGCATCAAGGGTAGTCTGGTTGTCGGACTGTCCGGTAACCCCGTGAGATGAGCTGTACTGGATGATAGTCTCAGCACGTTGTTCGTGCCTAACAGTGTGGTACCCAGTACCACTCGGAGCAACCTCCACATCATATTCATAGTGGTTCCACGAAAAGTTGGTTTGGTGCCTGATCCGGATCGTGGTCTCCAGCCACAGATCTGCCGGATAGTAGCCAGCGGAGTCCGCGTAGAAAATGGGTTTGTGGAAAAAGACAATTCCATTCTCACCATCGAGTTCGACGGTTCTGCCTTCAACACGGTCACCGATCACCGTTGTCGTGCCGGGTGGTACAACAGGAGCTGGTTCTTCGTCAGCCTCCTTAGTGTACTTGCCGTAGATGCGGAATGGTTGGTAGGCGTTGTCTGGTCGGACATCCTCCGTGTCAAGAACCCGATTGAACAGAGGCAGGATATCCGTCAGTCCGGATATCGAACCGCCCCCAGAATCCGGACGAGTCCAAGTATTGTCGGCAAATCCGGAGACTCGGTAAGCACGACGAACGTACCCAAGTGCTTCATTAAGCTGATCCGTTGTGAGAGCAGTCCCTGTGTCCGCAAGACTGAATGGTGGTGTCTTTTCCCAGGTGTCTGCAGGTTCGTAGGATAGGTCATTGATGGGCACCCACGATCCATCAGTCTCACGACCAACGGCTTCCAGTTTGAGGCGACACTGCATGACACTGTCCTGAAAACAATTCCTCACGTACCGAGGAACCGTCTTCGGGTCGATGTCGCTGCTGCCGATGAACATGTCCGTAGTCGATAACGTTGCACCATCACCGAGCTGCACAACTTTCACAGACTCAGAGTCATACCCGAGAGTGACTGAGTACCCGTACTCCTCCAGCAGGTTCTGAGCAGCTTCAACAACATCGGCACACTGCCACGACACTGGTGGGTAGACATCAGTCGGAAGTATCGACACATCGATTGATGCCTCACCAAGTGCGGTCAGCAGAAGAGTAGCCAACTGCCGCAGGTTCTTCTGTCGAGCAGTGATGTAGTCATTCACCCGAACAGTGTTGTATTCACCGGAGATCGGGGCAACCATACGCCAACGATCCCTGCGGTCCAGTACCTTCAGCAACAGGTACCGACCATCGTCAGTGAACCGGATTGACCCGACATCGACAGTACAGTTTGGCAGTGTGATGGTGACAGAACTTGGACTCGCCCAGGACATCGTGAGCGTACCCGTTGCTGGAAAGTTGGTCGCCTGCGGCAATGCACGAAGGATCGCCACATCGGGCGAGAACCCTGTGGTCTGTGCATAGATGCACTCAACTGGATAGGAGATACCGGGGAATGACCAGGACATTGATTACCCTGTGATGGTTGGAAGAACAAACGCTGAGAACCCCTGATCCGTCGTCGCCTCCATGTAATACTTCCAGCTTGTGTGGAACATCTCGTTGCCACCAACGACCATATCCTTCGGCGTATCGAAGGTGCGAATCCGCATCTCCTCGTGCTCGATGGTTGGCCACAACGGATCGGACGGTGTAACCCAGTCCTGCCTGCCGATTGCTTCTCCCTCCTGCACGTACCAGAAAGAAGTGGCGGTCTGCAGTGTCTGAGCCTGTGGAGCACCAACCATTCTCGGGGAGTACCGCCACTTCGACCCACCTGTTCCTCGGATGGTGATCCTCTCGTGCCAGCTGTACTGGCCGGAACCGACACGCAGCTCAAACCGCAGGACAACCTGATATGTGCGAAGGTTGAGATACTCAGGTCTACCAGTCCACGGTCCGTTGAAGAATGACGGGGGACTGACGACCTTGACACCACCAAAGGTATCCGCCGATGTGATAGCGTGCCGTGTCAGTGTCGTACCATCATCATGGTACAAACCAGCGTCCTGGTAATCGTCGTTGTAAGCGGCGATCAATCCATCGAGCTTGGTTGTCAGTGCCGCCTTCATCACCTCGGGGTCGCTGTTGTAGTCAACCTTGGCAACACCGAGGATAGTCCACTCATGGACATCCCCGATGCGTCTCATGAAGCGGTCGAACATGCCCTGCGATGAAACGCGGAGCATGACCTCGTCCTGATCGTGTGAGTAAGTTCCGTATTTGAAGATCACAGCGACCACCTCTCAAACTGTTGATGGTTTCCTTCTCGCTCTGCGAATGATCGGGCAACGTATGCCTCAGTCGATTCGAGATCATCGGCATCGCTCGGTTGTTGGGGGAACTCTCTTGAGAGCGGCGACTCCTGCGGTCGTGGAGGCTGAGTAGCGTCAGCTGCTGCAAACATCTCTGCCGGATCGAACGGGAATGCTGGCGGGATCACAATCTCAACCCGGGACTTCGGTGTTGCTGCAGCAGCGGCAACCGGCTCCCTCTCTCGGATGGCTGCCGGGATGCCTGAGATTGTTTCCAGGATCCTCGGGGTTGCCTGCCGTGCTGACGCTGTTACCGGGGCCATCGTGATTGCCGGAGCATCAACCGAGAGATCCATCGGCTTCAGGTACGACGGGGTACCGGGGGATCGCTCAACCGGGACAAGGGTTGCTGCCGTGGCAACCTGCGGCATTGCAGTCTTCGGGTCTGCAACAGCACCCACATTCGGCTGCATTACCTGTGGAGTCAGTGGTGTTGTTGCCGGACCTTCCGGGACAATCCCTTCCTTCGCTACCTTCTCCTGTGCCAGTCGATCCAGGAACTCCTTCGGTCTGGCGAGCGGAGATTCCTCTGCTGGTGCTTCCACCAACAAACGGATCAAATCTTCGATCTCTGCCATAGTCCACGATCCAGTCCAGGAGAAGTCGGTTACGCTCCCAGATGTAACACTCAGAGAGCGGGTGTTGATCTGAACGCCGGTGCTTCCAGTAATACCGCCAGCATGCAGACCACCGGGCGTTGCTGAGCCCCAGTGGGTTCGTATGATGACCTTTCACGCAGCCGTTGGGAAGCTCACATGGCACGGGAGTTCCGGGAGGGAGTCGTACCGGGTGTCCGGACGCCCCGATGTGGATCTCCCCGTTATCTGCATTGATGCACCACGAGCGGCAGGTGCTGCAGTCCAGCACGCTCAGACCGGGGTTGATCCTGACGTGCAGCTCAACCGAATCGTTGAGGGTCTGGTAGTCCAGATTCTCCTGAGAGATCGAGTACCCGAGGATCGCCCTGAGTTTCGCTTCCTCAGATACCGGATGGTCAGCCCAGAAGAAAGGCCAGCTTCTGATGATACCCCGAACGTTGTCTGCCGGGAGTGAAGAGAACCGAACTCGTTGGTGATGGAGGGCCGGGCGGTAGTAAACCCCCGGCTCCAGTTCAAACGTGAACCCGTCATCAACGAGAGCTGGTATCATGCACTCACCAGTACGAAGTTAAAGGCTGCGGTTGCACTCTGGCGATGGGCTTCAAACGTGAGCGGCAACCGCACCTCATCCAGAGCACCCTCAATCGATGGGCTCTGTGGGTTGAGAATACCTTTCGGCACATTGAAGGTCAGTGAATCGCTGCCGTTCGTGAAAGCCAGAGCGATCGCAACACCGTCCGTCGAATCCCGGTTGTCCCAGTACACATCCTTGTTCGCAGCGATGTATGGAATCGATGTGGCGAACAGGGTCTGTCGCGGTCCGACACCAACATCGGTCACAGTCGCACTGGCGTTCCAACTCTCAACCAGCTTACGATCGATGGCGATGGCGAAGCTGTTCGGGTTGAAACTCGTGCCACCGATTGTGAGCGTCGTACCTGTGAATGGGAAGATGTTGTCAACGGTACCGTCAACCCAGCTTGTACCTGAGTCTTCGATCTCATCCTCAGCGATGAACAAGCACTCGGCACTGATCGGCATTGTGCCGTTCTGCCCTCGGATGATCATGCGGGCAAGACGGCAGTTCGTGTATTTGTGGACCGCACCGCCTTTGTCAATGATGATCTCACTGGTGGATACCGTCTGATTGGCAGTGTATGTGGCAACTGAGAGCGTGGTGCCGACCTGCGGCAGCAGGTACTGGATCACCGGCACTGTAAGGTCAACCCACAGTGTGAACGCAACTTTGCGTCGACCAGTTGCTGTTCGGTTCAGTAATGGGTCTACGTTGCCGCAGATCGCATCCGGATTCTGCACACGCTCAACCGTCGTGTGGTCGAGGAACTTCGCGAAGCAATACTTCGCTCCGGCCAGCATAAGCCGAACATTGATGGGTACTGAGATCGTCATCTGTGATGCCTCACCATTACCTGGAAGACCATGAGTGAGACCTGCTGCTCGTGACTGATCAGCCGCTTAGCGTCAGCCGGAAGTCTGCTGATGATGTGGACCACGAATGGATCGTAGACATTCACATCAGCATCCTGCAGGAAAGGATTCGGGATCGCCAGGAGTTCAGTCCTGATGAGATCCATCCAGTCCAGATATGTCTGGATTGGTCCTCGATACTGGTGTGGAGTGCTGTCGATGATCTGGACTGCAATGCGAACGGCTTCATCATCCGCACAGTTCAGTCCAGCACCCATCTGCATTGTGGCACTGATCGGAGAGATAAGAATCCCCGGCAGTATCATGTTTGCAAAACCGTTGGGGGTTGTGACCAGTCTGCCGCCTTCCGGCACTTTCCATATCTGCACAGCAACAGGAGTTACCGAACGCACACTCTCCTTCTCACTGGCAACTAACCTTCGCTCGGCTGCCAGTGTCTGGATGATCGTTTTGGTACGATCGAGAATGTTGAATTCGGGTGCTGCCATTACTGGTTGTTTGGTACGTAACCGATGTCTTTGAGTCGCAGGCCATACCACTGACCTGCCGGACCCTTCGTTCGAACAATACGAGCATCAGCGGCAGAGGCAGCATGGAACGCCTCTGCCTTCTTTGCCTTGCTCACAAGTGCTTCCGCATGGTTGCCAACCATCCTTGTACCATACTGTGACTCGCAGCACCGCAGGAGGAAAGCCTGCATCGCCCCATCAGCTACGTCAACATGAGCCGATGCGACATAGGCAACATCCGTGGCTGACAATGTTGAGTTGCTGATCCGGCATGTCGTGGAGGTCAACGGTTTCAGAACTCGTACCTCAGTCATCGCCTGATCATAGACAATATCGTTGCCGGGGATGTCACCGAAGACTCCTGTTGGTTGGGATGTGTCTGATGTTCCGACTCGCAGGACACACCCCTCCCAGTTGTCCGTCACCACTGCTGTGTCGAATGTGGCAACACCACTGGCAACTGACACCAGCCCACGGGACTCGCGAACCAGTGGGTTGAGGGGGACTCGGCTGACATACAGGTATTGCAGAATCGAGGTCTGGCTGATCTGAGTTGGAATCCAGATCGACCAGCGATCGGGGCTACGGAAGTCAGACACGAGGGTATAAGCAGTCGGCATCGCCAGAGACCAGGCAAACCCTTCAAAGATCTGGTGAGTCTCCAGGTAGTTCAGCCGCATCATGCGGATGTTCTGTTTGCCTTCCAGCACCTGCACGATATCACCCACGTCATAAGGAAGTGGGTACAGTGCCTGTTGCAGAACATACGGCTCATCCGTCTTGTCCCCCTCCGGGCAGTTCCCTTCATACAACTCGATAGTCGTATCGCTCAGCCTGCGGTAGATCGGGAACCAGTTGTACGCGATGCGGATGTGATGGAGCGTTACATCAGCAGGCCATGTGTTGTCTGTCAGTGTGACAACTCTGGTGTCGTAGTCAAAGTCGACAGTACCATCGTCCTGTGCGATCTCGATCCGCTGGCTGCTGATCTTGTGGAAGTAAGACCACTGCTTTGCCGCCATCATCTCTGCCCACCCTGCAAGGACGGCAGTGCGTACCTTCGCTTCGAGCATGCCCGCCAGTGGCGAGTCAAGCTGAATTGCGAGATGCGTCATGAGGTCAGCAACAGTGAGCATTACCTGTTAGCTCCCAAAAACCTGCTTGTCCAGTTCATCTAATGACGATGGTGTAGACATCACCTCGTCTGCAGTCACAACCGGTGCATGCACCGCAGTGATCTCTTCACGCAGCTCAGCATCCGTTGCGTTGTCCCAGCGACCGTCGGGGTCTCGACGGTACTCCCCGATGTACCGCTGCATCGCATTCTCATTAATCCGGCAGACCTGTGGCGTCGGTGCCTGCTGAACTGGATGGTTCTCCCAGTCACCTTCGACCTGCCGATTACGCCGCTTCATCTCACGCTTCACATCAGCCAGGCTGTGCTTGTGTGTGACAATCGCTCCCGGGTCCCCCGGGTAATCGGCCAGACCACGATACACCATCGCGTCGGACGGGAGATCCTCGCCCGTCTGAGCACGGTAGTTCCTGCGATACTGTTCGAGCATCCCCGGGCATCCTTTGAACTGCTCCTCCAGAGAAGGAGCATTCGCCAGGACAACCCGATCATCCACTCCGGCAGTTGGTGCTGACTTCGTTGCCAGCATTGCTGCCATCGATACTGACTGACCTGCTGCAAGCATGTCGTCAAAGCGTTTGACCGCTTCAGGACCTGCCTGCTTCACGGCCAGCCACTCCAACTCATCTCGCATTTTGGGGAAGCGTTGAGTCAAGGTACTACTCCGCTGGTGGTGCTGGTGGCGTATCAACCACAGGCTCTGGTGGAGCCTCGACAACGGGCTCCGCTGGTGGTGCTGGTTCAGCAACAGGTTCGGACAACTGAGGAGTTGCCCGGCAGATCTCCTTGCCTTCTGCGTTCACAACAACGACTTCGATAGCGTTGTTGTATGAGATGGACATCGCCTGTGGGATGTCTGTCTCTGCTCCATCTGATTTCAACGTAAGAGTCAACATCAGTTCGTCCCTTTCTGAGCGGCCATCTTTTTGGCTGCCTGGAGTTGGATGTCATTCTGCTCCTGAAGATGCACCATCTGCTGAAGGTGAGACTCATCCTGCATTCGCAGTTTCTGCTGATTGAAAATCTGATCCCAACGCAGTTTAGCCAACTGCTGCGGTGTTGCACCAGCCTGTTTGAACTGAGCATCCACCAATCGGGCAGCAGCCTTGGCCTGCATCTCCTGTGCCTGTGCCTGTGTGAGCTGCACCTCGGCAGCCAGCTGTGCCTGCTGAGCCTGTTGTGCCATTGGATCGGGAGCAGGGTGCCATGGACCCATGAAGAAGTCCTGGATGTCCCGGATCTGTGCCGCATATCCGAAGCGGGTAATGAAGGCGTTGAGTGGTTTCTCATCACCCGTCATCTGTGCGTAGTTGGTCAACATCTGGAGCATGAACGGAGCCAACTTCTCCAGGTCGTTCATGTCCTTCTCACGATTAGGTCGCTGGATGTCGGTTGCATCGACCCAGCACTCCATCTCCCGCACAAGTGTTTCGAACGGGATCGGCTTAACCATCGAGTTCCACGCCATCACACCCCATGGCCCGATGATCGGTGCCAAGGTCTGAGGGTTCGTGTACATGGTTGTCAGCCATGTCTCCTTGGTACCAACATTGACAATGAAGTTGTGAACGTCCTTGGCCATCTTCTCTGGCCGGACGTTGGATGCCTTCTGCTTCGCCTCGACATCGGAGTTGACCCGAGCCTGCTTTGCTGAGATCCCGTAGTGGATGTCGTCAAGACCTGTGGCCATCTGGAACTGCTGGTCGAGGTAATTCACCCACTCCAACAGATTGCCCTGGACCTCTGGTCGCTGGATATAGGCCAATGTGTCTGACACCGGCTTGTCACTGGCAGCAGAGATCTTAATCACCGCAGGGTTGTTCTCACCCTGAATCGCCTGCATCACTTGGTCAACTGTGTGTTCGTAGGTAGCGAGGATGTCTCGGCGTCGATCCCACGACATCTGCAGGTGAGTTACGAGCAGGAGATTCATCGCCAGCAGAGCACCAATACCTGGACCAAGCACAGCCATCGGCCAGCACGATCCGACCACTGGGTAGAAGTCCAACACTTCGACCGGCCACCGTCGATCTTTCCAGAGTTCGAACAACACACCGTACTTGGGTGTTCTCCATCGCAAGGCTTCACGAATCTCTTCGGGCATGCCGTGCTGAACAAGCTCTGCAGGGATGTTCAACGGGTGGGTCATGTTCTGGGCAAGGCACAGGTAGCAATAGTCGCCAGTCAGCTTATCGAGCTGCTGACCCATGTGTGCGTTGATACCATCAACACGAGCACCGATGCCACACGTTGACCAGACTTCGTACCACTCCATCTGGTCCTGATACATCTGCATACCGTCCATCGACTTCTGCACGGTCTCCTGTCGGGAAGACCACTCAGCCGAGACATGCGTACCCTTGCTCTTGAGATAACCCTCCGGGTATCCGAATCGTCTCTCGACTTCCCAGATGCTCTCGACATGGCGTCGAGCAATCCACTTCACATCACGTAATCGTGGATCTCGGGCGTCGGGGTCGATCAGGAGGTTATCAACCGAATCAAAGAACGATCCGATTGAGACCTCGCCAGTTGCCAAGTCCTTGAAAGCCTCGGTCCACATGCAGCCTCTGCCTGTGACGAGTCCGTCCTGGATTGCCATCTCAATGTCGTATTTGACATTGCCTGGTTGCTGGCGTGTCTGGTACTCAAGAGCAGCCGCAACGAGGTTGTTCCTCATCGCCTGCTGTGCAGCCTGCTGCTCCTGTTGCTGCTGGACCTGCTGAAGGAGTTGTTCGTCATCAATGCCGAACATCCTCGCGATCTCGACCTGATCAGGAGTGTCTGGTGAGTGGATCTCCCGAACAGGGTTATCCCAGTAGAGAGATGGTCCGATGATCGCGACCAGTTCGAATGCCTTGTTCAGGCTGACCATGAACTGGGGCTGCTGGACCTGCGGGTAGAACTCCTTGCGAAAGGAGTCCTCCCACATCGCCTTGGCAGAGGAGCCGAGGAACTGACGGCACAGCTTCGCCATGATGTCGAAGCGTTCCTTGGCTTTACGTGCGGCACCAAACCTGTGGAACCAGTGTTGCACAATCGGCTGCAGCAGATACGTCTGCACATGATCAGATGTTGCCTGCAGCTCTGCCACCGGTTAGTCCTTCACCTTGTCGACAAGGAAGGAGAACAGGAATCGCGGGCACCACGCACCACGCTTCACATAGTTTGGGTTCTTCAACCGCTCATCACCAGCCAGACACACACCAGTGTACCGAACAATCTTGACCTGCTCGGTGTGCGTTGTCACAGCCAGGGTGACCATGTTGTCGTCCAAAAGCTCCAACACTGTAGCGACATGCGGCGTCGAGTTCAACTGGGCTTGCTGGAACCAGAACACCACATCACCGACAGCCACGTTAAATTGCTGTCCTTCAAGAGTCACTGGACGCACCAGTTGCTCAGTTTTCATCAGGGAATTCTCCGTTTGGGGGTTATGGTACTCCGAGGACAATCGCCCCCGAAGGTGAATGCTGCTGGGTCTTCTTGTTCCCTGTCAACGCCGCCCACTGTGCCTGCTCCGCTTCGAACATTCGCATGCCGGGGGAGTCCGCTCCGGTGATTGGTGGGGTGACGTAAATCGGGTCTGATCCGGCCCAGTATTCCAGGCAGTCGAGCACGTCATGGACCTGCCCCTCTGCCAGTTTGTCCTGGATGTCTTCCTTGTTCACGTTGCGAAGAGTCTCTTCCAACTGCTGCACAAGATGAGGACACATGTGTGGAACTACTCGGAGTTGTGGCTTTGAGCATCCGGGACGGACTCGCATCCACGATCGGAGTTTCATTGTTCTGACTGTCCAGACATGTTCGCCCGGCAGGAATGTAGATCCGGTTGCCCGACATCGCAAGCCCACTGCGTTGAACTCGCGGCCATACTGCTCCCGGATCTTCCAGCTGAACCCCATCGGAGTCTGGTCCCCGCCCTTCTTGTCGATGATGAATCGATTGAAGGTTCTGGCTGGTTCGAGGGCCTTCACGCGGGCAGCAATTTCCTTCGCGTCGATACGTGGTGCCGCGATCTCACGGAAGATGATGTAGTACGGTTCGTTGTTATCCCAGAACTTCGCTGGCGGGATCGCTGCAAACAGGAGTGCCGGTCTTCGGGTGCCTGGGTCGAGGATCAACTCAACCATCCAATCCAATGGCACGCCCCAGTTCAACTGCCGCATCGCTTCGGTGATACCGTCGTTGAGTGGGCTGTTGTGCCCGTAGTCAACACAATGGATACGCCGGTCGAACTCAGGGTACGCAGTGATGGTGTCTGTGACGAACTCACCGAAGTCTCGGGCTCGGAGTTCAGCATCACTCCAGCCTTCACGTCGCTTCCGTTTCTCGTCCTCATCAATGAATGGCGAGTCGCTGCCTTTGAACGTGAAGGCAACAACATCCGGCTTCACTCGATGACCAGCGGCAACATCTCTTGCCTGCTCCTCTGCTCGCCTGTTGAGGGCCAACAGAGCCGGTGTCTTTAGTGTTGGCCATGATGTCCAGAGGATACGACCCTTGCGGTCACTCAGTCGGGACTGCCACTCCGCGTAGTGAGTGGAGTCCTGGATCTCTTCGTCAGCCCAGAGGATGTTGATCGGGTCACCACGTTTCACTTCACCTGATGATGCAAAGCCATACGCAATCGAGCCATTGGTGAGGGTAAGTGAGGTGAACTTGAACTCTTTCTTGTTCTCCCATGTCTCTTCGGAGATCTCGCTTGGCGGGATCAACGGCGGAGCTGGCTTCCGCTCGCTCATCGGAATGTCTTCATCGCCGGGGATACGCCCTGGCTGCCATGCCCGCCACAATCCTGTCGTCTTATCTCGCACAATATCGAAGGCACCAGCACGGCATAGCAGTCTATGGAGTGTCTGGCCGATGTGGTTGAGCTGCAGGCCGACCAGCCAAGCAACCACCGGGCGGTGCTGCCACCCTGTCTCTCGCATGTGATGCACCGATCCGTCTGCGAACGTAATCGGCTTGTTCCGCAGGTAGCTGGCGATGATTGCTGCAGCACAGACTGACTTGCCGGATCGCGTACCACCTTTGATCAGCATCTCGGTGGCTTGCTGGAACGTCAGGATCGCGGCCTCCTGATACTCCGTCGGTCGGAACAACTCAAGGGCGTCGATCTTGGATCGGGCGATCTTGGCTGCCGCCTGCAAACCCAGCTGGACGTTCTTCCGCTGGACTCCCATCGCTACAAGTTTGGAGAGGATGTCACTCACAACTCACCCCGCTGTCGAGCCAGCATATTGTACATGAACCCTGCGGCAAGTGGTGATCGGAGTGAAGCCGGAATCTGTCGCTGTGCCATCGTCGGTGCCAGCGGTGACTCAGGGCCTGGTAAGACGCGGGCGGTCGGCTGTTGTTGGATAGGTAGCATCAGGTTCCATGGAACCTTCTCACCGTTGATCTCACGCACCTTCATCTGATCCAAAACATTTTGGTCCCAGATGTTGAAGTTAGATGTACCTGGGGATGCGGAAGAGAAATTCCAAGAACCAGGAATACCTCGATCGATGAGGTGCTTTACTTCTTCCAGAGCGGTGTCGCCTGGGTGCTCCACTCCTGTGATCCTGAACCATGGATGGTCGACCGCATCTTCCATCCCGTAGTTTGTTCGGAGGTTACGCAAAATACCCTCAAGCGTATCAACGTGTTGGTCAGTTTGATTAAAACCGGACATAGCAACTTGTGCCAGTGGAGAGTCAGAGAACATGGAAAACACTGCAGACATAGCGTCATCCCCTGACAGATTGGCTGCTTGTGCTGCCGACTCCCTTGCAGTTGAATCTTTTTCCATGATGTCTGACAAACGCCCTTTACGGTCGTTGAGCTTCTGTATGGCAGTCTTCACTTCCTGAGCGGCAGCCCGGGCATCTGTAAATCGCTGGGCTGTAGGGTGTGTGGGGAGATCACTAAGCGGTGAATAGTCTTCATGGGACATCAGTCGGCCAAGGGTATCTGGTGGCATGGAGAGTCCATATTGTGCTGTCCGCTGGTTTAATAGGGATTCCTGACCAAAGAATTCGCTGAGCTGTCTTAGATCCGGTCTTGTGGCGTGTACTAATTGTCTTCCTGTTGGGACCCAGTCTACTCCGTTGTGCTGCAGTTCCTCAGCCGTCACCACACCGTTCTTGTACTCCAGCACACGCTGCTTTCCGGAGTAAGAAGGAACCACATTTCCGGGTTTGAAGTATTCATCCAGAATTTCCGGAGAGTCCTTCAGCTTCTCCATCGCCAGTCTTCTGTACCTGCGGGTCACATTCGGGTCCTGTGCAAAGTAAACGCCAGGACCATAGAACTGTGCCCCTTCACCCACCTTGCCACTGTTGATGACTGGCTTTCCGTATGGGTGTGTGTCTGACACATTGGTCCACTTATGCCCGCCGTGATAGGCCAGCTCCGGCTCTGGCGTGTACCCCAACAACTTCATCGGACTCGATGCAACCTCTGACACAACCTCGGCTGCTGGCCTTGCTGCAACCTTCGGATTGACGTAACCATACTTACCACCGATTGCTGCGTTCGCCGCTGCTATCGCTTTGCGGCTCTTGAGAACCTTGCCAACCCAGTTGGCTGGAAGAAGGTTGGTTGGGTCGAGCAACCCTTCGAGCAGAGCCCCACCAATGTCTCTGACACCTTCACCCGGATCGCTCAGCCAACCAGACATGCCCGTCTCGTGGTTAGGTCGCATCAACCCAAACTTGCTGAGCACGTCGCGACCGGAGACACGGTTGACATCCTCAGTCGGTGTCATCCACTGATCGAACGGGTTGTTACCCGTGATGAGGTCCCGAACAGATGAACCTGGGAGATCCATCACATTCCCGAATTTGCCAAGCAGATTAAGGATGGTTTGCAGCATCGAGTACCTCTACCTTCGGTTTCTTCAGCAACTCATCGATCGCGATCGTTGCTGCGTCGAGCACGATCTGTGGATCGATACGGACAATCTCTGCAAGGATGGTTGCCCTGAACTCGGGATCAGCCTGAACCATTGGTACTGCTGCCTGTGCAGCAATACCCATCAGGTCTTTCTCATCGATCCCGTCGAACGGGTCACCACCGGTGCCAACCAACTCGTCTCTCTGAGCAGCCAACTTCACAATGATCTCGTACAAGCCCTTGGCTGTCTTCAGATCCGGATCGTGGAATATCTTCTGATCAGGAGTCAGGTTCTCCCCTCGGATCTCCTTGATGTCTGCCACCATGCGAGACATCAGACCCTCAGGTCCACCCAGCTCCTTCATGGCAGCTTCAGCCATATCGATCGTCAGTGGTCTGCCAGTACGCTGGACCTCCGCGATCGCATTCTTGAAACTGCTGACCGTCGATATCTTTGTCTGCTCGCTCAATGCGAGTGCAGCAACCGTGGCGGACTGCTGCAGATCCTTATCGCATTCCATGCACAAACCTTTGGGGGAGAGTTTGTCGAAAGGTAAACCGCACTTGCTGCAGAATACCTTGCCAGGGAACACCTGTGAAACGAAAAGAGGCAGACCGTTTCCGGCCTGCCCCTCTTGTACGTGACTTGCAGTCATCACATGGTTTTTGGTGTCAGCGGGTTTTGAATTGGGTTACCAGGGCTGACTACTGGTACCTGTGTCGAACCGTGAATCCCTGCTGGGGGTTGACACTGACCGTCAGAAGACAAGGATCACCACCTTTCAAATTACCCCGGCTTGACAGCCGAGAACGGATTGTTGAAGAAACATCGGGCACGGTTGCCTGATGTTGCCGTTTCAACCGCACGACCGGAGTTGCCTGCCGGTGTCGTACCGTAGGTACCTGTGGCGAACTTGCCGGATGCGATCGTTTTGATCGCGTCGTTCGCACTGACACCACCAGAACCGATCTCGATGTCGATCGGTCCCTGGATAATCATCCAGAAGTAGTCGCCGTTGGCGACCGTTGAGGATGAGCTGCTGCCGATGAAAGGGTCGACGATCCCGTCAGCCACTTCGTCTGCACCGGATAGGCCGCCAACGCGGGTACCGACATATCCGGACTTGAACTTGACCCCGAGGCCGGAGCCGAGGGTGCCACCCGAATCGTTCATCACATAGATAGCCCAGATCGGGACACCTGTGACTGGAATGATCGCATTGGGATCAGTCTGATCCTGGTCCTGAAACCGAGCAAGCTGACCAAGGGCTCGTGAGTCTGAGTAGACATTCACCGACCCGAGTCGTGCCATCACTGGAGTATTCATGAAAACCTCAACTTACAAGGATAGGGTGAGCAGAAAGAGAACCGAGGAGATCACCTCTATCAGGCTGTCTCGCTGACGAATCGGCACAGGTACTTCGGCAGGAACTTGAAGTTCCCATAGGTGCTGATGTAGTACAGATATCCGATGTGCGGAATGCTGTACTCAGGACCCATTGCACCGTAGATGTTGCTGTGCAGGAAGAACGCCTCAAGGTACTGAGGCAGGTACATGTATGCCTGACCCGCTGGGATCGCGTAGTCCATGGAGAACAGCATACCGTCGACCATCAGGGTCTCCCCTGGGAAGCCGAGGTCACCATCTCGGAACGGCATCACCTGACGATTGTTCTGACGGAAGCTGTACTTCATGTCAGTGAACATCTCGGAAGCCATGGTCACGTTGACTGGGGCTCCGACCATGCTCTGACCACCACGATGCAGCATCGCCGTCTGAGCGTAGCTGGTTGCAGCAACTGCGTTGGTTCCCCAGTCGGTGGCACCAGTACCCCAACCGGTCGAAGCGTAGTTGATGATCAACGGCGTCGTTCCGTCATACTCTGGTGAACCCTGACCGAACGGCCAGTCCTTTGCCAGAGAAGCATTCGGCTTGGTTGCCAGATCGCTTGACCAGGTACCGCCGAGGTTACCGAGCACACAGCTCTGACCGGCATACGTTCCATCGGCAAGACCGACAAGGTCGGCAGCACCGCAAGTGCCAGCCGCGTAGCTGAGCGGAGTTCGGATACCTGCGAAATCGTAGGCGTTTGCAGCAGCGTTGCCGTCCTTGTAGAAGGAGTGGCTGAGTCGCTGAGTCATCGCGTCGGCCAGCTCGCGGTTCTTGCGGGCGTAACGATCGCTGATCTGCTCCGGAGCACCCTGTGCCTGCAGGTATTCCTGCTCACCGAGGAAGTCAGAACCACGGTATCCCTTGATACCGATGTAGAACTGAATGTCGGTGTCCCAGTTCACGAATTCCAGCGGCTGATTGTCGACTGCCGGAATCACCTGTGGCAGCTTGACTCGTGCGTTCCACACTTGGCTGTGAGACCGAGCGTTGAACGTCAGCGAACCCCACTTTCGCAGGTTGTAAAACGTCAGGAAGTTGCGAACCGTCAGGTCGCTGACACCCTTCCAGTAACGGGGTGCCAGGTCGCGAGCGGCGTTGACATGACCCGATACTGATGGTGGCACAAGAGAGACTGCCATTGTTACCTCACTTCAAGGAAAGGGATCAGCGAGACATCCTGTTACTGAATGCCTTGCCTCAACATTTGGTGATAGTCAGGGAACCCATCGTTTGTGACAGGAACCCCGATACCTGTTGGTTGGTGCGGGTTGCCGACCTGAGAACCCGGCAGACCGAAACCCGTGTCAGTCGCTGGGGTGTTTTGTGCTTGCTGGAACCACGGCACTGCCGGAGCCTGCGGTTGCTGCGGAGGAGCAACCTGCTGGATCACCGGAAGTGCGGCAGCCTGAGCAATCTTGTGCAAGGCTACTGGGTCATTGACCCCTGCCTGCACTGCAGTGTTCCATGCGTTTTCAAATGCAACCCCGGCTGCTGTCTTAACCGGCTGACCTGTCGCATCGACCGTCTCAAGAGCTTTGCGGTTCTCGTTGAACCAGGCTTCATGTGGTTTCGGGATCGCCTGATCCAACAGTTGCTGCTGTCTCTCAATCTGAGCAGCCATCTCCGCGAGCCTCTGCTCAACAGGAGTCAACAGCTTCTCTTTGAGAGCGTCAGCACCATGCTTCAGGATGAAGTTCCGTGGGTCTGACAGCTCAGCCTGAATCGCCTGGGCTTCAAGAGCCTTGCGGTTCAACTGGACTGCAGCTTCCTGTGCAACTGGATTCGTGGCGATCCACTGTCCATTCTGGAAGGACAGCAAGCCCTGCTGCTGGAACACTGTGGCAAGTTGTGAAAGATCGACGCCCGGGGTGGCCGGAGGTGTTGGTGTTGTTGGCGGAGCCGCAGGTGGCTGAGGTGCTGCTGGCTGTTGGCCTTGTGCAGCTTCCAGGGCTTCAGCCTGCTGCTGTGCCAGAGTGATGAGAGCGTTCATCAACTGCTCATCGTTCTGGAACCGTCCCGGCTGGATATGGCCAGCCTGGATGTACTTCTGAACCAGCCGATTCTCAACAGCGGGTGTCGTTGGGGCACCACCGCCGCTGGGCGTCGACCCAGACGGCGGCAGATTGGCTCCCCCAAACGGAGCACTCCCCTGATGAGGAGTATTGGGAACCTGTGGAGCCGCAGGTGGCGGAGCAACAGGTGGTGTCTGTGGCGGTGCTGGGTTCATTGTGCTCAGCATCGCGTTGTAATCTGGGAGGGGCGTAGGAATGCCCGGTTGACCGGTCGACATCAGGTGAACTCCTTGTGTTTGGGGGATTACGTTCTCGCATATGAGAACAGCACAAGGCTGGACCGTCAACGCAGGTCTCGCTACAACTTCACCAGATTCGGTTTTCTCGGTTTCTTCGGACAGGCAGAATGGCTCCCCCAAGTCAGCCCTACATCTCAGCGAAAGAAGCAGCGGCACGCATCGCCGCAGCGACCGCTGTTGAGGTGAGTGATGACACCATTCGCAACTGGGTCAAGAAGGGACTGGAAAACAAAAAAGCCTTCAAGCTGAGGTATCAGCTCAAAGGCATTCGTGTTGGTGGCAGGTTGTACGTGCTTGAAGATTCGCTGGTGCTGTTTATCCAGCAACTTCAAAGCGGTGACTCAGCATAGATGTTCGAGAGTGATGGTCTGATCTGACTGTAGAGAGCATTCACCGCTTGCAACAGTTCTGCCTCCTTTATGAGGCTCATGTACTTCTCTCGAAACTTCTGATCACGCTCATCCCGTGTCATCCGGGATTGGCCAAGCAGAACCGGAGTACACCATGTCCGCTTACGCTTCTCTTTGGTCTCAACTCGGAAGCCGTACCCTTTGGTTGTCAGCCACACTCGGATCAAAACTTTAGAACCGTCTGGCCGGGTAAGAATCTCTTCATGCCTTGTGTTGATCACCGTCAACCTCCGATTGTTGTCAAAGTCTGAATTACTTGCTCTGGCTGAGGGCACGATGCCGCCAGTGCTGCCAGAGCGTTCTTGTCCCCCCACGATCCGGGGACAAACTCTGCTGCTTTGAGGAACCGCCTCGTGAGTGGCTCCACTCTGCCGAGGCTCACCAAGTTGATCGGGTACCGCACCAAAGACTTCTTCGGCAGCTTCCCCAGGATCCCGATCGTTCGCTGTCGTCGCAGGGAGAACGTGTCCTCCTGCATCTTGATCACTTTCTTCATGTATGACCCAACCAGTTCGCTCTCCTCGCCAACGACAACCGGCAACCCCATCTCGATCAGTGCCATGTTCGACACCGCCCGGGCTGCAGCTTTGCGTGTTGAGTAGTCATCCCGGGTCTCCATGAACAAAGTCCACATCTGATACTTCTCTTCACAGGACATCACCTCGATAAAGGAGAAAGCATCCATGTCCCTCATCTTCTTCTGTGGCTTGAGGAACGTAGGTATCCGCCACTGCCTGGCTCGCTCGCTGACCAGACACGCCGCCATCTGACCGTGTCTGGTTGCCCGCCCGATCTCGGCTGACTCGATCTCCGCCATCACACTCAGTAATGACAGCATGAGCTTGCTGAATGGGTCATCGCTGCGAATGCCAGACTCAACAATCTGGATAAATGCTCCGGCTTTGTGGATCGCGTCCACCTGGGTCGCCATGTCGTGCAGTGAGCGGAACATGCGGTCTGGCCGGAGGATCAGGATGGTGTCTCCCGGCTGGAGATCCCGGAGTAGCCGACTGCCCGACGCTCTCTTTGACAGAGGCACCTTGAACGCAGAGACATCGACATCCTCATACCAGGTTACTTCTCCCTGTGCTGAGTTGGCGATGATCATCTTCTGCTGCTCGATGGATTGCTCTGCCGTACTAACACGGACGTATCCGAGCAGTCGGCCACTCCTCCCAGCCGGTGCCACCTCCATCTGCTGCAGGATTGCAGAGACATCCTTGCCAAGCAGATGATCCCCAGACGGCACCACCACATCCTTCTTCCGCCTCTTTACCTTCTCACCTTTGCGGAGCTTCGCTGCTGCCAGTGCCTCGCGAACACGAGCACCAGACAGTTCGCTCTTGAGCTGTGCCATCGTGGATAACACATACAGAATCGCTTTGCCGTTCGCCGTGTTGAAGTTGAGCGAAGGGTAGTCAGTGAAGACCACGTTGATGCCACGGTCCAGCCAGTGCTCCAGAACATGCACGGCATCCTGCATCCGACGGAACAGACGATTGATGCACGTCGCCACGACCGTGTCACCGCGACGGAGATTCATCAACAGGAGCTTGCCACCCGGTCGGTACTCCAGTGGTTTCTTGAACGCGGACTTACCACCATCAACGATAACGCCCGGCACATCAGCATTCGTTGCTGTGCCAAGCTGCAGGTTGTGTCGCTGGCAATACGTCAAACACGCCCGAGCCTGGGCATCCAGTGAATGCCCATTCGCGAATTGTTCGAACGATGAGACTCGCGTGTAGCAGTAAGCGACCATTAGTGTCTCCTTGTCAATCAACCAAAACCCAAGGCTTGCCGTACTTGCTTGGGTTGAAGTTCTCTGGCAGGTCGATACCGAGCTTGTTCAACTCGTGTCGCACTACGTGTTGGTACACCCACCAGTTAGTACAGATTGAACACAGTGCTGCCGTGAAAGACTCCATAGAGCTTGGCTCTCTGCCGTAGAAAGTGATCAGGTGTGCCAAACAACCTGCCACCCATCGGACCTTCTCTGGTGGTCGGCCATCCTCCTCCAGCATATCAGCAAAGATCAGGTAGTTCGTGACATCGAACGGTGACTGGTTGATCGTCAACTGCCACTGTTCGTCGAATGGAGGAGACTCAGTGAAGTCAGAACCGTCTGTCATTGCTTCGATGCCTCCACGAATCTGTACTTGGTGTTCCTGATGTCCTCGTGTGCAACGATAACCTTTCGGTGCTGCAGGAGAAGACTGAGTTCCTCCTCCGCCTTCGCTTTGTCAATACCGAGAGTGCGGTAATAGTCTCGCAGGGTCCACTCCTCGCCCTTCCTCTCAATCCTCCGCCGTCGGCCTTCAACGAACTGGTCGAGCTTGTCCATGATCGACTCTGTCTTCTGCATGGTGCCAAGCGGGTCGATCCGGGCGAACGCCGTCTCAACCAAACCATCCATGTAGATCTGCTTGTGGAACCAGCACCACTCCACCAGATCGATTGCTGCCTGTGTCGTCTCTTTGGCGATCCAGCCTGCACTCTGGTTCGGCACATCGTAGGTCACCCAGATGTTGTCCTCGGCAGCAGACATGATCATCGTCAGCACCGCTGCAATCCTTAGTGCGTACTCAGCATGCCGGACAACATCGGAGCGGAACGGATGGTCCTCTGGCCACAGCAGCTCAAGCTCTGGTGATCGTTTCGTTGCTGCGTACTGCTCCCACACTGCTCGGGCTTCATCGTTCAGAGTCAGCACCAGAGGTCCGGCGTTTGTCGCCGGTGCCGTCTTCATCGCTGCATAGATCATCTGCTCGATCTGTGGTTGCCCAATCGTTGGTTTGAACTCGTGCAACCGCTTGATGACCTTGCTCCAGGTGTTCTCCATGAAAGCGTTGTAAGCCAGCATGGATGGCTGGGACGGTTTGGGTGGAACCCTGCCGATTGGGAACACCAGCATTCGCTGCAGCAGCCCGTCCATCAAGTCAGCCGATGGGATTTGTGCCAGGTTGACTCGCTGGATCGCCGCAGCCACTGACAGGAACGGACTGTTGAGTGTGGTCTGTCCCCGCTGGCGAGCCACGATGAAACGGTCGCCGCTCCATGTCTTGTGGAAGATGCTGTTGTCTCCACCGGCACCACCCTGCTGGTACCGGCCAAGCATCTTGAAGAAGTCCTTGCCCTCTGTAAGCTCCAGCAAGGCTCCTCTTGGTTTGAACGCCATGCGGCTCACCAGGGCTTCCGGTGTCGCATCTGTCAAAACCAGATCGGAGTCGGCGGATACCTTCGACAGCAAGGAAGACATCACCTTGCTTTTCCCCGTCCCGGAACCGCCGACTCCGAAGCTGTAGATCTGAATGCCTGTTGTTGGGTAGCCCTCACCTGCTCGAACTCGGACTGAGTTGCCGAGTAGTCCTGATGCTGCTGCCAGTGATGTCATCAGCCACAGGTTGCGGGGATACTGGGCCAGCCTCGCATGCTCCGATGCGGTTTGCATGACCTCTGGGAATATGTGGCTCGGGATCTCTGGCAACCCACCAGCATTGGCTCTGTGCTGCTGGTCCATCAGCTGCGTCACCAATTCATTGACAGAGTGGAAGTCGATGTCACTGAACTCGCTGCCAGGGAGATTGGCCCGTTCAAGTTTCGCCACGAGGTTGATGACTTCGGTCTCACCCCGACCTTCTTCTGAGTAGGTACCGACTCTCTCACTCACTGTTCGCATGATGTCGGTCACCAATGACTTCGGCATCCGCATGTAGTGGTACAGAGTCTTGCTGACTCGAAGCAGATACGCATGCCGATAACCAACACCGGGGAGGTATCCATCTTCATCGGGCTCCACGTCAACAGCAGACCGAACCTTCCGCTTGACGTTGGCAAGGAACCATTGCTTGATGCTCTCGGGCAGCTGGGCCGGAGCTACCTCCCATGGGCTGCAGCCGGGCAGCCATGCGTAGTGCTGGCGGCTCTCTGGATGAACGCTCGGCGGGCACGCGGAGTAGCAACCTTTGGTATCGCTGCCGAGGCGAATCTCCAACTTCCCGACCTTCGGGTTTGCGGTACCCCATCGGTTCAACTCATCGTCGTACTTGAACCAGTAGTGAACCCCACGTCGTGCTCGGTAAGCGATCGTTCGAACGCCAGTGCCGCTGATCAGCTGTTCGAGCTGTTGGAAGGACTCCTCATCATCTGGCTCCAGGTCCATGATCCCGGAGCTCGGACCCATCACCACACCGAGGTTCCACATCTGCCCGGCAGGGAAGTTGGTTGCGAGGTGTTCGACCCGATTGCTGGCTTGCTGCTTCCACATGAAGCCGTGGCGAGGGTTCTTCTCGGCGGGAGCCAGTGGGAAGACACGAATGCCGAGACGACACAGTTGGGCTGCTGTTTGCAGCAGTGCTGTTGAGTAATCCATCAGGTTCTCCGGAACGGGGGTGCCGAAGTCTTGCAAGCGATGGAGTGGCTGTCAACGCGGCGTCAACCAGATTGTCAGTGGCGGGAACTGTCATTGACAGACAGTTTGGCTGACAACTGTCCGTGTCAAGAACTGTCTTGACAGTCAAAATTTTGTCACTGGGTTGACTTAATTCAGGATATTTAATTCCACAATTATTCCCTGTCTGTGACAACTGTCAGCCAAACTGTCCGTCAATGACACTTTTGACACCAAGACAGTTTGTGAACAAGTGTTTAGTTCGCGTCGGTATATCCGGTATCACTGGTTTCCTTTGTGATTCAGGTTATCTCCGAAATTCTTGGTTGGTGCCGACCATAGTCGGCACCGGACCGGTATTGATTGGATGCCAGGTATCAGGTTGGGGTAACCTGTCTTCCTTGTTTCCCCCTTCGGGGGAAACAGGGAATCCAGGTGAGAGGCAATACCAGGAAACCGGGTATCCCAGCAACACCGATGCGGGACCACTATCGCAGGTACGACCAGGTGATTCCTGAATTACCTGTAGCAAATGAACCGGATATAAAAATCCTCTTTTATGACAATTTGACACCGGGGCTAATTAAATCAGGAATTAAAATTCCACAATTAAATCCGATCACACCAACGCGGGAGAGATAGATTGTCAGTTCTTGACACAAATGATCGATTGTTCACTTGGTCTCACTGCTGGGAAATCCGAGAACCCAGCATGGACAGAACACGACTCGGTCGCGAGACTGACCGCATCGGTGGTCGAGTCTTCGCCAGCTCCCATCGATCCCGCCAGATTGGGTATCCGACGGACAGGTGAGGTGTTGAGCCTGCCAAGAGGATGCTCCCAGAGCCGGGTGAGGTCTCTGGGAACTTGGGCCTTTCCACAAGGGTTAGCCTGGCCATCAGCACCAACAAGCTGGGCGACACCCGCCTACTCCTACCCCAAACGAGAGTACCAATGTTCGAAGCCAAGATCCTTGCCGATTCATTCACACCCTTCGGGACGCCAGACACCGAGCGGCTCATCACGATGCAGATGACCTACCCTCGGTTCGTGCATGCGGAGCACTTGCGACACCGCATGTTCAGCTTCAACGTCGCCAGCAGTCGGGCCATCCCTGTTGAGAAGATCATCCAACAGGTCGAGGAGAGCCCGGTGATCCCAATCCACTGGGGTGCCGCACAGAAGGGGATGCAGGCTTCACAGGAGATTGATGTGGAGCAGCAGGCTGCTGCTGAGACTTGGGTGTTAAATATCAGAAACGACGCTGTTAGTGCCGCTAAGTACCTACTCGCCTTGGGTCTCCACAAGCAGGTCATCAACCGCTACCTCGAACCATGGATGTGGTGTACCGTCATCTGCACTGGCAACATCGGAGCATGGAACAACTTCTGGGCTCTCCGCTGTCATCCGGACGCGGAGCCGCATATCCGCAAGATCGCTGAGATGACTCGTGATGCAGCCGATGCGTCAACACCTCGACAGGGCGGCTATCATGTGCCGCTGGTTGGCGAGCACAAGGAGTGGCACCACGATGCCGCTGTCTCCGCTGGCCGATGTGCCCGGGTCTCCTACCTGACCCACGAAGGTCGGATCGATGAGGACGCCGACATCGCTCTGCATGATCGATTGATCGCATCGAAACACTTCAGCCCGACCGAGCACCAGGCAGTTGCCAGCCCACGACCGATTACCGATCTCTGTGGCAACCTCGGACAGGGCTGGGTTCAATACCGCAAGACTTTGATAGGGGAGTACCAGAGTGATCCCGCGAACCAATCTCATTGAGATCCACCGGAAAGCCGGTGAGATCTTGTTCTGGGCCAGGGACAGGGTGTCCTGCCAGATTGAACTGTCGAGTGTGGAGCAAGGGTTCAACTTTCGTTTCCGCCGACGGTTACCCGGTGGACAGTTGCTTTCATGGGACAGGATGCTGTCCTACGTTGAGCTGGATCAGGCACATGCCACGGCACAGCAATACGGTGAGATGATCGCAGACCAGTTCTGGAGAGATTTCTTAGCTGCTGAATCAGGAAGAAACTATGTTCCCGCGAACCAGCATCGTTGAGATCGATGGAGTGTGGTACCTGAAGTTGTATGACAAGGGATTGCCACATGGAATGAGCACACATGAAGCCCGGACCTTCGTTCACGATCAGGCGTTTGGTCGTGTGATACAGGACCTTAACAAGATTGCCGAAGACCCGGATGTGCCGCAGGGTGACATCCGATCGGTAGCACAGGAGTTGTCCCTTGAGTGAAGAACCTTTGGTGTATGACAGCGGAGCGAAGCGAAGCGAGAAGCTCCCGATGTACCGCCTGATCCCGGCATCGTTCATGAAGCACGTTGCGAAGACGTTTGCCGAGGGGAATGCCAAGTATGAGAAAGGCAACCTCGTCAGTTGCAACTGGCGGAAGGGTGACCTTGCATTCCAGCTGGACTGTCTTGATCATCTGACAGCTCATGTGGCCAACGCCAACCAGTTGATCGTTGACGAGGGTCGTGGCATCGGTAGCCAGAATAGTCAGGAGCAGATCCTGCAGGAACTGGCTCATGCCGCCGTCAACATCGCTTTCATCATCGAGTTCATTGAAGAATTCGGCATGCTGTCAGGAGTGAGGCGTGAGGCTCTACAAAATAAAAGCACAGGTGGTTAGTGTTGTGCGTGTTCAGGGTGACATGCACCTCCGTGTTCGCGTCAGACACGCGAACGGAATAAGTGGCA